TTCTCGAAAAATAATGAATTAAATTAAAAAAATAACGCATATATTTTTTGGCAATTTTCTTATGAACTAGCATATATATTATATTTTATATGATAGTATAATATAAAATAAAATGAATTTTTCCAAACACACGGATCGTCTAATGAAACCTTTTCTTAACTCTTTTGGTAAATGTCAGCAGCCACAGTTACTTGACACGGCCGACCAAAAACTCTATCAGGCTGTGCTGATCTCTCTTTACAAAGAAATCTATATGGCCAATGAAACAATTTTCAAAGCAGGTTGCTTCCAAAGTGAGGTAATTGAAAGGAAAGACCAGTTTAAACAACCTGAGGGTAAAGATTCCCGGTATTTCCCGACACATATACAGAAATATGTCACTAGCAATGAACTTTATCAGTTGGTTTTTACATGTGGGAATGTAGGCCAACGAGAGATCACTGTTGTATTTACTCTATTTGATAAGGCCGAATTAAAAAGGATAGCTTTTTATACACAGTATGTGAAAATGATGTATATCTGGCTCCATATTTGTGCCAATTATGCCGAGAAAGCATGTACGGAGACATTACATGTCTATATTTATCCGACACCATTTGCGAAAAATTTACCCACCAACCCGGCTAGTATTATCGGACCGGAGCATATTAATACCGCCTTTACAATGGCGTGCGCAAAAAATGGGCAAATCATTATTTTTCGAGAAGAAGAATGGTTCAAAGTTTTTATCCATGAAACATTTCATTCATACGGTTTAGATTTTGCCACCGATTCACATAGCGAGTTGAAAAATATGTTACGAACTTTATTTCCAATCAATAGCGATTTTGATATTTATGAAGCTTATACCGAAACATGGGCACGTATCATCAATTGTGCTTTCTGTAGTTTTAATGCCTTGGTCAATAAGAAAGATCAGCGAGGATTTCTATTGAATCTAAACTTTTGCCTAGAAATGGAACGTATGTTTGCGTTATATCAATGTATTAAAATATTGGGCTTTATGGGCCTACACTATAATGATATATATCGGTCAACCGTGAAGCATACAGAGAAAGTGTCATTACGGCATTTATACAAGGAAAATACACATGTTTTTGCGTATTATATTATGACCTCCATTTTTTTAAATGATCACCAGGGGTTTATGCTCTGGTGTAAAAAAAACAATACGCGGTTATTGAAATTCAATACAACGCCGGCTATGTTCAAACAATTCGCTGATTACATGTCGAGTGCTGCGGATTGTATCTCTCTGTTAAATAATATAGGAGAGATGGGTGCGTTAAATACGAAGGTAAATAAATCCAAGAACACAGAATTAATGACGACAACACGGATGTCCATTATACATACCATATGAAATAGTGTTGACAGGTAGTTGACAGGTGTAATATAATTAAGGTAAACCATCTTAAAACATTTTATTAGTAAGATATAACGACAATGAATGATAAAATAGATGAACCGATAGCCATCTCTCTGAAAAAACCCAAGAAGACGAAAGAAGAGGTTAGTGTAGTTATGCCTACCAAAGAAAATTACAGTATACTCTTATCGAATAATTATACCATCAAGCAACTCAAAGAAATTGCAAACAATCATAAAATAAAAATAAGTAGCACTTTAGCCAAAGGAGATATTATAGGAAAGATCTATAATTATTTTAAACATTATGATAATGCTGCGGTTATTCAGCGTGCTTGGCGGCGCTATTTATGGCGGCAATACAATAAACTACGTGGCCCGGCGCGTTTTAACCGGCAATTATGTGTAAATGAAACCGATTTTTTCACCATGGATGAAGTAAAGGATATACCTTATGGGCAATTTTTTAGTTTTCAAGATAAAGACAAGATGATTTATGGTTTTGATGTGCTCTCTATTTATACTTTATTCCATAAAGGGTTTGATCCGAAAACAGCCAATCCCTATAATCGCAACGTCTTGGCCAAACATATAAAAAAAAATGTATTGAAACTTATTTGGTTTAGTCGCCTTTTCAAAGAAGATATCAATGTCACTATGGTGGAAGAGACTGTAGAAATGCCCACAATCGCTGAACGTAGTGTATCGCTTTTTCATGAGATGGATATTTTAGGCAATTACACCAATCATAATTGGTTTTTGTCACTGAGTCAGCCTGCTTTAGTGCGTTTTATTATGGAATTAAATGATATCTGGTCTTATCGCGCAAATTTAAGTGAGACCATTAAACGTGAAATTTGTCCGAATTATCGCGACCTGTTTAGGCAGATGTATATGGCGGATATTCGATCATTGCCAATGCCTATGACGCAAGATATTGCATTAACCAATATGGAAATGTTGGTGCGCGATGGTATTAATCGGGATAGTCAATCTTTAGGTGCCACTTTTGTTCTATGTGCTTTAACTTTAGTCAATTCGGAAGCAGCGATTGCTCTACCATGGCTTTTTCATTCTGTTTTGTAAAACAAAAAAATTATTATATATAATTTATATATAATAATGAAGAAAGCAGGAAAAACCGCGAATATGTATGTTATGTTTGGCCTTTTGTCGGTATTGTTTTTGTCTTTGGGTTATTTGTCAATGCAAGGTGGGCGAGAAGGTATGGAAGGCGCAGGTCCTTCCGGCATGCCGAAATCGGATACTAAAACGACCCCTGAGGAGGAAGACGAATCGGCGATGCCACCCAATAAAGCAACCGAGGAAACCCTCAAACAACCTTTTGGTTCCAGAAAAAAGTAAGTTAAATATTAGAAAAATATTTAGGCAAAATGTGTTTTTTATTATTTTATTATTTTATTTATATTATCTAATAGCATCACAATTAAATAATATAATGCGTTAAATCACTTAAATAAATCTTATTATAGTAGAATATAACAGAATGGCTAAAACAACCAAGATCGAAACTGCTCCCGCTCAAGTTGCTCCCGCTAAGACCGCTGAAAAGACCCCTAAGACGCCCAAGGCCGAAAAGGTCTCGGCACCTAAGGCCGAGAAGGCTGCCGCTGCCCCCGCTGCCCCCGCAGCTGTTGTTGCTGCGCCGGCTGAAACCAAGCCTAAGGCTGCTAAGAAGTCCGCTGCCCCTAAGGCCGAGAAGGTTGCCCCTGTGGCAGCTGCCCCAGTTACTGAGGCCGCCGTTCCCGCTGCCACGGAAGGTGCTGCGGTTGAAAGTGTTTCAGTTGCCAGTGAGTTTTCCGAGTTTATGACCAAGCTCCAACAGCTCGGTGCCGTTGTCTCGTCGCTTAAGACCGAGTTCCGCTCGCTCGAAAAGAAGGCTTCTCGTGAGCTCAAGACCGCCGCCAAGGCCAGCCACAAGCGCAAGCGCAAGACTGGTAACCGTTCCCCTTCCGGCTTTGTCAAGCCCACCTTGATCAGTGATGAGTTGGCTGTCTTCCTCGGTAAAGGTAAGGGCACCCAGATGGCTCGCACGGAGGTGACCCGCGAGATCAACGCCTACATCCGCGCCAACCAGCTCCAGGATAAGACGAATGGTCGCCGTATCAACGCCGACGCAAGTCTGTCTTCGTTGCTCAAGCTGACCAGCGGTGAGGAGTTGACTTATTTCAACCTTCAGCGTTATATGTCCCCCCATTTTGCCAAGAGTGTTGCCGCCGTTGCGACCGCTTAAATATTCTGCTCATTTAACTATATAAGTTCTTATTCGCCTTACTAGCTCAGTCGGTAGAGCATCAGACTTTTATTATTTTTTGAAAAAATAAAAGTTATCTGAGGGTCGAGGGTTCAAGTCCCCCGTAGGGCTTTTTGTGTATTTTTATATATTTTTTATTATATAAAAATTCAAAAACTTATTTATATACTTAATCTACGCCGGGGCTGTTCTGGCTCTTCCGAAATCGTTTCCGTAACTACAAAATTTCTTTTAACTTTGCGACTGCTAGACGAAGGACGGGGTGGTGATATGCGTGCTTTTTTGGTAGGTCCACCTGGAAATTTACGATAGGCATTATGCATTAAGACCGCTGTCAGTAAACGTGGTCCTTTTTTCCCGTGGCGTTTTTTTTGCGTTGTAGTCGTAGAGCCAGATGAATTTGGATTCAAAGGACTGTTGCCACCACGATGGTAGCGCTTCGATAAACGGCGCTTTGATCGTGGATGCCGATGCCTAAACGCACCTCGGCCGTGTTTTCGCGAACAGGTTACATTACCATGCTGATGCGCTTTGACGGATGTATTGCCCATTTGTTATATATTTTGTATATATTTTAATGTTTAACTGGGAGGTGAAATTACCATCCCACCACGATGGCGGCGGCTAACGCGACGTTTGACTGACCGACGCTTGGTTGAACGACGCTTAGTGGAACGACTCTTGGATGAACGTTTGTGCGATCTTCGTGAAGTGGCCATTTATATACATTATAAATATAATTAAAATGAATTTTGCAAAAAATTGATTTAAACATTTCCCATTAGAATAAAGTAACAATCAACCAAACAAAATGAGTTCATCAACTGCTAACCAATCCGCTGAAAACTGCATTGCCAACGGCCTGACCTTCAATATCTCTGATATTGATATCACGGCGCCTAAATTAAATAAGTCCGGTGGTAAAAGTGCCAATATCTTATTCAAGCCGTCTAAGAAGAGTCTCTATATTAACATGACCGTGCCAATGCTGACCTGGGGTGCCTCCATGTTTAAGGATCCGCAGAGTGGCAAGGAAACGTATGACATGTCGATCCAATTTCCACGCAAAGATTACAGCACACCGGATACTGATACGCTGTTAGCCAAGTTCCAAGAGTTGGAAAAGTATATCAAGGGTGAAGCCGTAAAGAATTCAATGGCCTGGTTTAATAAGAAGACGATGACGCCGGAAGTCATTGAAGCACTCTGGACGCCTATGCTAAAGTATAGCAAGGATCCGCAAACAGGTGAGCAGGATATGACCAAGGCGCCGACGTTGAAGGTAAAGCTGCCTTTCTGGGATGGCAAATTTAATTGCGAAATATATGATCCTCAAGGCACTATGCTCTACCCGGATGAAAATGCGTGCTCCTCGCCGATGGAACTTATTCCGAAGGGTGTAAACATTGTCGCTATCGTTCAATGCGGTGGGCTCTGGTTCGCCAATGGTAAGTTTGGGTGTACTTGGCGTCTCTTTCAGACGGTAGTTCAGCCCAAGCCATCTATGAAGGGTAAGTGTTTGATAACCGTATCGCCTGCTGCGAAGAACGCATTGGTAGCCGCTGCCGCAGCCGAATCCGCAAATGAAGCCAGTATGGAAATTGAAGATGACAGTGATTGTGAACCTGAAGTTGAAGCACCACCTCCAATAGTAAAAGCTGCCGCGCCAATTCGTCCAGTGCCTACACCTACGCCAGCGCCGGTAGTCGTCGCAGAACCTGAAGTAGTAGCAGCCCCAGTTGAAGCAGCGGCCGCGGTGGTTGTAAAGAAGAAGGTGGTTCGCAAGAAGGAGTAAAGGAATAAATTATAAAGAAAAAAGAATAAACTAATTTTTTATTGAGAGGGTTTTACGTAATTTAATATATTTAATAAAGTAAATATATTAAAATGAATGGAGGACAAAAATTACAATTAAAGGATCTAAGTGTTATGAAACAAGTGTGTTTGACTTGTAATGAAAATTTTACTGCGCATTCTTTCAACTATGTGTGTGATACTTTAGAAATGGGCCAATTTTTTTATACGAAAATTTCGAATGCCAGTAAATACGATGATACGGAAGGTATTGTGAAACACTGTGCTAATTATTTGACCTATAAAAATCCAGCGAAATGGACTTGGATCATTGATTTCGCCGAGTTTGGCTTAAAACATTCCTTAGGTCTGAATACCGGTATACAATTATCAAAGTTGATTAATCGCTTCGGCCGTTTACATCAACTCATCGCAATTAATTCAAATACTTTTGTAGAACAAATGCTGAAAATGGTCAAATTGACTTTAAAAAAAGAATATCACAAGTGTATTAACATTATATCGAAAAATGATGTGTTTTATCAGGAATTCGAAAAATGGACATATTTAGATGAGCATAAAAATCTACTGACACAACTCATCGTAGAGCATTAAGCTATCGCATGGACTTTCATCATTAAATATACAATAAAATGTTCGAAATGATAAATGGGGCGATAGTTATTATTATAATATTGTAAAAAAGTATATATTTTTATTAAAATATCGGTCATATACTCTGCTTTAATTTTATTCATTGTCGTCAATTTATTCAAAATAAACCACACACATTCATAGGGATCTAAATTATAAATGAAAATATCATAGAGATGTTCACGCATATTATAAAAATTAATATCTTTGGTATTGATGATAAAATCTACTAATTTATTACATATAATTTCATTCGAATTCATCAGTTGATCTAAGGTCAATGGAATGTTTTTAATGTTGGTAATCTCATGTAATTCTATTGTTTTTTTTAATTTCATTTTTAAGCACTTGTTATAGGCGAGACGTGAAGGCCGCGGCACTTTTATTAAATGACAGCAATTCACAATATTGTCCGGAATAAAACTCAATTCTTCTGTAATGATGATAAATTTCAAATCGATATTCGCCGTATTTAATGACTGCATATAGCTGTAAAAGATATCTAAAAGTTCACTGTGAATTTCGTGAAAATATTTACACACAATAATACCGGATTTTTCTGCTTTGGCTAAGAGAATATCGACGATTTGGTTATAGACTTCATTCCATAACATTTTCGAATGACAGCCGATGAGAGACATATCAATTTCATAATGAATATCACTGATCTTGAAAAAATAAATGTTTTTGTTATAAGTGACACTTAATTTTTTTTCGTATTTCAATTCAGATGCGCTATATTTTTTAATCGCCGCCAACATTTGTGTGTATTTACCGACACCCTTTGGACCATAAAATATCAAATTTTTTAGATTGGCAATCTTGGGTGGAAACTTTTTATAAGCAAGCGTTAAGCTCGAATGTAAAGAATTTTCTTGATGAGCAGTTAAATAATGCTCAAAATGGGTTTCGTGGAATTTCATTTACTTAGTTATAAAATAATGTCTTTATTTTATAACATAATAAATATATAAACATACATCATTTAAATGACCGATCTAATTGACCAATTTAATTTCTATCGCACCAGTCATCCCAATTTATCGGAATGTTGGATAGCTTATCTAGAACTGAAAAAAAAGCACTATGATAAAGATTTACTTCAAAAGTGCTCATCAGTATTAGCGCAGTTTGAAGAAGGGTGTTTGGATATAAAGCGTGCGGATATCATTCGGGTTTTGTTCTATATGGCAACGAATGACCCACTATAAAATAGGACCAAATGACGCTTAAAAACATCTTAAGTAGTGAATGTAAGCATTTGAGTATGTATGTTGTATTGGATATAGATGATTTTAATATTAACCATATTTTTTACCAAGAAAAAGTTAAAAATACCGTTATGGATAATAGCAACTTTTTAAGAGTGAATTATTCCAATGAACTCTTTATCTTAAATGGTATTTTTATAAAATTCACTTTAAAATTACAAACCATTGAAAAATCATACAATAAATACAAATGTTTATTTGACAGTCGAACACATTCGACCATCATAACTCAATTTTCCGCCATTGAAAAACATCTCATGGATAAACATTACGCCGGCACCAAAACACCCATCTATCGCATCTCGGAACAATTAAACAATGGGTTTTTGAAAATTTTTAATGAATTTGAATGTAAAGACCAGAACGATTTTATTTTGAAAATTTATGGTATTTGGGAAACCGAATGTGAGTTTGGCTTGACCTATAAGTTCATCAACCTCTAAGCGGGGTTTCGCCCCCGAACGACACTGGCTTTTTGCTAGCTAGAGTGAGGCCTTCCGCATCCGCTTAACAAACTCGGGGGTTTCGCCCCCCGAACGACACTGGCTTTTTGCTAGCTAGAGTGAGGCCTTCCGCATCCGCTTAACAAACTCGGGGGTTTCCCCCTTAGCCATCCGTCGAAAAGAACTGTAATATAATCGTCATCATACCCACCACCACTAAATTGATCACGGATAAGAAATAAGTCGCAAACGCAATACGACCTTGTGCTGTCACATCATCTTGGCAGGCACTTTTCCCATCGGTTTTAATTTTTATATATAATTTCAGGTATTGAAACACACAGATAATTTGAAACACAAAGAGAAAAGAGGTCCCTGTAGACAATTGATAATATTCAGATGACACCATACCTTTATTAATGTGATCATAATAGGTAATATTCAATGTGATAACCCATAACAATAGAATAACAGTCAAAACCGATGGCATCGCACTCGTTAAAAATGCTTTCAAAAAACTAATAATACTTTCCATTTTTCCTTTATTTTCGATACGGCCGATCCGATCATGTATCGCATAACTCACAAACATTACTGTTAAAATGGATAACGCAACAACACCATAGCCATAGATAATTGTATTTGCGGGTCCATACGTCCCATCCGTCGAGGTGCCTGAACTAAAAAATATTTTCACACACATCCCGATGACAGAAAAAAGAAACATACTATTTATGATATATTCAAAACCACCACGGTTCACTTGCGATTTGCCTTTATGTAATAAATCATTACCGCTGGATGCTTTTCTTGTCTCATTGAACATTGGTTTTTCTGTTTTTATTGCTACTTTTGCTATTGCCCCCGACATATATATATACACTTTAGAGTTTATTTTGACATATATATTTTGTTTATATATATCAAATGAGCTACCGCAATCCCGAATATACGCTTGGAAGTTCTAAACCCTTAATTAACCGTGAACAAAATTATGTATTAGATCGTAAATTACTCACCGTTCACTCAGAAGATCGCGATATTACCAAATGGCCAAATTCAAATACTTTTGAAATTATGTTACCAGAAACTATATTGAATGTCCAATCCATACGTTTAATTCAAGCCACTATACCGAGTAATTTTTTTACGTTTAGTTCAGATTACCAAAATACAAAGTTGAAGTTTACTTCGAACGGAACCACTCACATCATCACGATTCAAGATGGTTATTATACCGCAGATCAGCTATCTCTCGAATTGACCAAGCAAATGAATAAAGCTATCAATTCTGATGCGAGTTTTAATGTGTTTTATGATAAAGTGAGCAGTAAATTTTGGTTTGGTCATACGAATTACTCTTTTAATTTGAATTTCGACGAACAACTCACATACGATTTTAGCCAGTGTGACCAACCGATTGTTTGGAATAATTGCGCTAAATGGGGTCTACCTTACTACCTCGGCTTTCAAAAGCAAAATTATGTCTCACAAGATGTAACTGAGAATGTTATTCCAACGAATATAAATGTGACCAACACAGCCAATCTTAGGTATTATGTCGCAGCTCAATTGTCGTTCAATATCAATGGAGAAACCGCACTTTACATGGAGGTCGACAAATATAATTCTTTAGATGAGTTGTATCCGTATAGTCAAAGCACACGGCAAATGTATGATAACAATTCTTACAATGGTAAGACGAACTCGGCTTTTGCGAAAATTCCGATCCGACCCTATAATGAGAACAGTTACGATTCACGCACTATTTTTCTGCTCAATATGGTCCAATATGATCCACCCATTGAACGCATTGCGCGATTAAAATTTAAGTTTCGCTTTCACGACGGTCGTTTAGTGAATTTTCAAAACTTTCCATTTGATTTTACAATGGAATTTAATTCCTTGCGTAATGAAATGGATAAAAATTATAGAGTGCGAATACCTGCGTATGTCATCTAGGGAGGGGACACCCCTCAAACCCCGCACGGAGGTACTTGGCGGTTAAATGAGCGGAGGCACTTGGCGTTTAAATGCTTGGAGGCACTTTGCGTTTAAATCAGCGGATGCTGTCTGTGGTTGCGCTAAGGCTCCACCTGGTAAGTCCTCGTAAACCACTCTTTAACCACCTGTAAATCACATGTCATATAATCATCTGTTTTAGGGAAGCCATCCAGTTTCAAAAACCTTGGTTTCTTCATCTTCTTATTTTTATAATAAATATAGTGTCCATATTTTCCCTTTTTAATGGAAGCGTCGGGTCCCAGGATGCGTGTCTGTTCTAAATCATTATCCGCATCAAATAACAATTCTACTACATCATCCAAGGTAATTTCCGCTGGTTTTTGTTTCAAATGTTTGAGAGATTTGCTCAAGCCATTCCATTCTAAATATTTACCGAATTTACCCACTTTAATATAAACCGGTTTCTCTTGATAGTTCCCAATAGAAGTGGGCGCGGCATGTTTTTCTTCCTCTGTTTCTAACACTTCGGCTAGCGTATATTCACCGCGCCGTAGTTTGTCTATATCCAAGTCTTTTCGCACGGCCTTGAATATAGTCTCTTTTTTCACAACCTGTTTAATAACCGGTCCATACTTGCCAATCATATACGTATGCTCCGCATCAATACGAATGGTTTCTTTCCCTCGCTCTGTAATCGCATTGGAGAGATGTGTTAATTCAGTATAATATTTTCGACAAACTCCCTCCCATTGGATTTGCCCCTTTACCACCAAATCTAAATCTGCTTCCATTTGCTCCGTATATGCGTACGCAAAAAACGACTCAAAATGGTGAAGTAAAAATTCGAGCGCCATGATACCTACCGCTGTAATGACCAATTTATTTTTCTCTTGGCCAAACTCCCGTTCAATCTCGGTTGTTTTCACTTCATCATTCACGAGCTCATATTCTCTACAGATACGCAGCTGACCTTTTACATTTTCTTTTTTCACATAATTGCGTTCTTGTATTTTTTCGACCAGCGATGAAAAGGTAGAAGGGCGGCCAATGCCCTTTTCTTCTAAAAGACTGACTAATTTGGCTTCGGTGTAGTGCTGCTTCGTTTCCGTCATATGTTTTATGGCCTTTATTTTTTTATAAGGGAGAGATGTCATTGGTTTCAAAGCTTGTAAGTAATTATATTCCGGTGTCATTGGGCTGGTGTCGGCGGTGTGCGCAACAATCTGCCAACCCATCTCTATTATTTGTTCCGCCGTATAGCGATATTCCATGTTGTTTGGAGCACTAATACTCGCAGTCAATACCGAGATAGCGGCTGCCGGCATACAACTCTCTAAGGCGCGGCGCCGAATAAATTTATACAGGCGGTTTTCACGGGCTGACGCATCAGGCAAATCGACCGTTTCGATCAGTGTCGGCCTTATTGCTTCATGTGCGGAACTATCAAAACTCGCAACTGGTTTCAGCTCTTTCTGTAAATATTTTTCGCCATAGGTTTTCATAATATAAAAAGCAACATTGGCTTTAAATTCGTTACTGTAGTGCTGGCTGTCTGTGCGATGATAGGTAATATAACCACCTTCATATAAGTTTTGACAGAGGGTCATTGTTTCTTTTGGAGAGAGATGTAATTCATTACTGGCTGCCTGTTGTAAAGTGCTAGTGGAAAATGGTTTTGGCGCATTCACTTCTTTCGTATGTAATTTATATTCTTTATAAACATGCCGGTGTTTTATACTGGCTTCGAGAAATTCACACATACCTTTTTCATCATGATTTAACACAAAGGGTATCATTTTATTTGTGAAATAGCCTGTCACGACATAACTTTGTTTCCCAGGCGCAAGCGCAATTGCTCGCTCATTATCATAGATGAGCCGCAATGCGGGTGTTTGGCAACGGCCTGCCGAGAGCCCATCCTTTACATGTTTCCATAAAAGAGGAGATAAGTGATAACCGACTAGCATATCTAAAACTTGCCGGGCGATTTGCGCATGAACGGTTGGCATATTAATTTGTCTCGGCGTTTGGATGGCGCGATGTAATGCGGCTGGCGTGATTTCATGGAACACAATACGTTTGGTAGTTTCGACTGGTAAATGAAACACTTGACATATATGCCAGGCAATAGCCTCCCCTTCACGGTCATCGTCCGAAGCTAAAATAACATCAGTGGCTTCTTTCAGAGCCTTTCGAATCTTTCCGATTTGTGTTTTTTTGCTCTCACATTCAATAAAAGTGGGCGCAAAATGATTGTGAATATTGATGGCTTCTAAACCAGGCAATTCGCGAATATGGCCATAACTGGCAATACATTTATAGTTTACAGAACTGCTTGTATTATCATTTAGGTAAGATTCAATCTTTTTACATTTAGAAGGTGATTCAACGATGACTAATGTGTAGACAGTAGACATTCTTTATTTATTAAGAGAGATGATTTTATATCTTTTTTGTTTTTATTTTTTAAATTTATTAGCTTCGCCTTATGACATTAGCTTCGCCTTATGACATTAGCTTCGCCTTATATTCCGCCCAAGATATCTTCTTCTCTTTCGGTTTCGAGACTGTTTTTTTCTCTCCTGTTTTCTTATCAATGCGTTCAGCTTTCACCAGCGCACTATCAATATACATTGTTTTCAATAATTTACCCACCTCAAATGCGCCCGCGTGTTGATCTAATTTGCCTTCTTCAATCTCTTTTAAAACATCCAACAGTTTATACAAAATTTCTAAATTTAGTTCATCCTTTTTTATTTTATTGAAAATTTCCATGTAGTTATTGAAAAGAAAACTACACTGTGACACACACATTGTATCAAATTGTGTTGGATTTGATTGTGCTAATCTACTGTATTTTTGCTTCAAGGCAATAAAGCGTGTTACATCATCGCGTATTAATTTACTATGCTTTTTATCGCGTATTTCGTTTGTACAATCTTGGACATTGTTGGCATCAATCATTTTATTTAAATTAAGTCGATCTAATGTATCCATAATATATTAAACACTACAAAAAATATCTTTATATTAATATATATGAAATCTAATCTTAGCAAACATAAGCGTCTCTATAAAATGCTTGGAGGCAGTGAACCTACAACTGCGAAAATTAATACGACAGGGTCAGGTCCGACCCCCTCAGCGCCACCCTCACATGTAAATGATGATATAGCCGCAAAAAATTCCGCACAAAATGATCATGCCAAAATGGGTGGAGGCAGAAGTAACAGAAAGCATGGCAGGAAGAGCAAGAAGCATAGCAGGAAGAGCAAGAAGCATGGCAGGAAGAGCAAGAAGCATAGCAAGAAGAGCAAGAAGCATGGCAGGAAGCATAGCCGTAAGAGCAAAAAAACACAGCGTGGTGGTATGTCAGACGCGGTTATGTGTGCAGGTGCGCCTATAAACAGTCCCAATGGATTCGATTATGTTTCACCTTCTGGCTGTATTCAAGTCCCTTCGGTCAATAATTCGACTGCACAACCCCAGGCTATAACTAGTTCTCATATTTCCTATACAGCACAAGCCAATAGTCAATATGATGATTTTTAATAAAATATAGTTTTTTTCATAATAAAATAATCACAATATAGATTAATATGGCAACATCCGATGTAACCTTATCCATAATTGTAGTACTTATATTTATACTACTCTACCTCTTCAATTTAATCATCGTCGGAATGCAACGTATTAAGGATAATTGGCCCGTCTACAGATGTCAACCCCTAGTCATGCCATTTGCGTCATTCTTTGGCCATAATACGGGGAAAAATTTCGCCTACTGTATTCAACATATACAAACAAATTTTATGAATGATTTATTGAAACCTGTAAACTTTAATATTGGTATATTAAGCGGTATTACTTCGGAGTTGACTGATCAATTACAGTCGGCTAGAGGATTCCTGAGTTTATTTCGGTTCAATTTGGCCGATATATTTGCCAACATTTTTGCGACCATGTTTAATATCATGATTGAAGTTCAGCGATTGGTCATTAATATTAAAGACATGATTGGCAAACTCTCCGGTATAATGTTGACAACCCTTTTTCTCTTAAATGGGTCTATGTTAACCATGACTAGTGCTTGGAGAGGTCCACCTGGAAAATTGGTGCGTTTTTTATGCTTTCATCCGGAAACCAAAGTAAAATTACAAAATGGTAATGTATTCGCCATGAAAGAAATTCCGTTAAATAGTATTTTACCAAATGGCTCACGTGTTTGTGCTGTTATGGAAATAAGCAATTTAGATGAAAACGGAAATTATGTGGAGGAAATGTATACAGTCAAAAATGACGAAGGGCCTGCCGAGGCAATTTTAGTATCAGGTAGTCATTTAGTTTACGATGCCACGATTGGCGATTTTGTTCATGTGAAAGATTTATCTGTGTCTCACCAATCTACGGTTAATTGTGATGTTTTATATTGCTTGATAACATCGGATCATACCATACAGATCGGTGAATGGATTTTTCATGACTGGGAAGACAGTAATGGTTCAGCGCCCAAACATATTGGCCATTGAATTTTATTTTTGAGACGTTTATAGTATATTGTATTTATAGATATACTATATATATGAATAAATCAACTGATGATATAGGTATATCAGATGTTATACGTAAAAAAATAGATGAATTGTATTCTATGTCCGGCTATATGGATAAATATGGTTCGGATGTTTGGATTTCCGTCATTATATGTATTACATTCATTCTTTTAACTTTTTATTATCATTTTACTAACACTTTAGAGGTAATAAGATCGGATTGGCCTAATCAAAAGTGTAATCCCATGTATATGCCCTTTGCGGGATTTATTAACAAACCAACAAATCAAACCAATTTAGAATTTACAGCAGAAAATTTTACCGGCTGTATTATGTCCATTCTTGAATATGTGTCTGAGATGGCCTTTCAACCATTTCAAATTATAATGGGTATTTTAAATCAAGCTATTAACAATTTGGTAGAGTCTTTCAGTATGATGCGTGGTTTACTTGATAAAATGCGGACGGAGCATTCGGGTATTTTTGACCAAATCTATGCGGGATTATCTAATTTAATGGTCGCCTTTTTAAATTTCATTGTGAAAATGAAAGATACGATGGAAAAAACCAAGGGGCTTTTAACGACGGCCTTATTCACTTTATTCGGCGCTTACATGACCATGGAATCCTTATTTATGTCCATTCTCGGTTTAATCGTCTTGATTTTGATTATTATTGCCTCTATTATCATATTAAATATTTGTATAGCGGTTGGATTAATCGCAGTATTTCCGATTGGACCAGCGTTAGCCTCACCCTTTGTTTCAACTGGTTTTTTAACTACCATTGTCATGATTGCTATCCTCATTCCGACCATTTACTTTATGATTATGATGATGCGTGTTTTAAATTTATCAAGTCCGCCACCCCCAGCTGTTCCAAGCTGTTTTGCCGAATCGACGTTGATTCCCTTATTTGAACCCGGTAAGGCCAAATATATCAAAGATATTCAGCTAGGGGATAAATTGAAAAATGGCGGTATTGTCACGGCTACAATGCAATTTGCGGCAGCGGAGCAACATGTATACCTGCTCAATGACGTTCGAGTGACAGGTGAACATCGTGTATTTCATCCGATCTTAGAGTGGATCAAAGTGAAGGACCATCCAGACAGTCAATATATGCCGAACTTTAATGAACCCTATGTATACTGTTTAAATACGGATGTTAAAGCATTTCTTATTGGAGATACTTTATTTTCCGATTGGGATGATATTGATAACCATGTCCTGTCCTTATTAGAAAAAAATTGTCTTTCTTTACCGCAGAATTTTACATACGCAGATATTCATATTTATTTAGAAAATGGCTTTCACCCGGATACAAATGTTAAGCGAATTGACGGATCACTTGTGGCACTTAAGGACGTGAAAGTAAATGATCTCTTGGAAAATAATACGAAAGTATTAGGTGTGATTCGATGTCAAGGCGCGGATGTGGAACTCTATAAACACACATTTAATGAAACTTGTATTTACGGGACAAAAAATATACACGTTGACGAGGCTTTAGGTATATGTATGCGAAGTAAATCTATGCGAAGTAAATCTATGCGAAGTAAATCTATGCGAAGCGAATCTATGCGAAGCGACGCCGAATATGTTCCTGTCTTATACCATCTCTTGACGGATACCAAATTATTTACCGCAAATAACCTGAAAGTCCATGATTATAATTACGGGATTGATGCTTATTTGAATTAAATCATTCTATGACATATTTTTATATATTTTAATAGTATAAAATGGATGAAATTACAAAATTGGGTGATATTAACAGCGTAAATGATTTATTTGATTATAAAATCTCCATCAAAACGATCTGCGTGCTTGTATTCCTATGGGGTATTTGTTGTATGATAATTATTGTCATTATGTTTGGTGGTGTAAATAATACCATTACTTATGGCGCGACCATTCTCGAGACTGTTAAAACAACGCTTATTGAGATTAAAAATAAAAATACAGGCAATACTAAAGTTGATAAGGTTGATAACATACCTGAGAAAAGTGAGAGCCATTAACTTTTCACCTTTCTTTTTTTATCTACTTTAGTATTATAGTGAAATGAATATAAATAAATTTTTGGACAAAAGAATTTCGATAAAATTAATTATTATCGGCGGCGGATTTTGGTTTATTGTCGCCGTTTTTCTTGTTTATATTATGTTTGGAGGCATTAAAGAAGGATTTGATGCGGGTTTAGTTGGGATTGGCTCGGCGATTGACTATAAAATGGGGACAGGTGTGAAAAAAAGTTGGGAAAATGCGGATACGATTCAGGATCATAAAAATCCAAATGCTTTGAATGATTCTGTGAATATTTATTCCAAATTAGAACAAAATGAAGGTGGACCTATTCCTTTACCCGAAGATGAGTTGCTTTTTTTTGATACCAATAAATTTACACCTGAATGTTGTCCGTCAAGCTATTCCAATCCGGATGGCTGTTTGTGCGCATCGCCTGAACAAATGAAATATTTGAACGAACGCGGAGGCAATCGAACCTTAACTGGCGAATACTAGGCCATATGTAAATCCATGTAAAATTTTATAGAAAGTTTATAAAATTTTAGCTCATAAGAATTTTCCATAAAATCCATGGAAAGGAATTTTCCAGGTTTGGTTTGGGCTTTTCAAAAATGGACATTTCTAAAAATGTCCAAAATCGATTTGTGAATTTCAAACCTGGAAAAAACCTTGCCAAAAATGACTTGTGACCATAATGCTCTCATTTTCATTTTTTGATGAAAAATGTTGTGAGCATAATTTTTTATAGTGTTTTTGCGAAAACTATTTAGGGAGAAATATATGTTGATAATATATACGTAAATGTCAACGGATATACAAAAGATTTCTCCAAATAAATATGTGTGTAAAGTTTGCTACATATCATGTGCTAAAAAAACCGAATGGAATAGACATCTTAATACCAATAAACATAAAATCAACGAAAGTGGGGATAACGGAGGTGAAAAATCAACAAATCACCTGTGTAAATGTGGAAAAAAATATAAAGACCGCAGTGGTTTATGGAGGCATGAAAAAAAATGTAATTATGAAGAACCGCTTGCCGAAAAAAACGTCGCTCCGCCTGATATTGCTTTTTTTACGAACCTGGTGCTTGAGGTGGTAAAAAACAATTCCGAGTTACAAAAACAGAACCAAGATTTTCAGAAACAAATGTTGGAAATGTATAAAACTACCAGCACTTCTATCACAAATAACAATAACAATAGCCACAGTTACAACAAGACATTTAATCTCCAGTTCTTCTTGAATGAGCAATGCAAAGATGCGATGAACATTATGGATTTTGTGGATTCGATGACCCTCGAATTCTCCGATTTGGAAGATGTGGGTAAACTGGGCTACGTAGAAGGGATCAGCAATATTATCATAAGGAAACTGAATGAATTGGATGTGTATAAACGTCCGATTCATTGTAGTGATGGCAAACGAGAGATTATGTATGTGAAAGATGAAAATGTATGGGAAAAAGAGAATAGCACCTATGATCGCTTACGCAAAGCGATTAAATATATAACAAAGAAGAATGGAGATATGATGATACCATGGAGTAAAGAACATCCGGCTTGTATGAATACATCACATCCACTGAATGATGTTTATATACAAATTATGGGACAGGCGATGGGCGGTAAAGAGTCTTTCGTGGATAGCGAAAACAAAATTATGAAGAAAATCGCCAAAGCGGTTTTGATCGATAAATGAAAATAATATATAAGAATAATATATAAATGAATACATTCCTCTATTATTTTGACAAATGGACCTCTTGGCTCGATTTCTCTTGGTTACTTACCTTACCAAAGAACCGTGCTGCGAGAGATTGGTGTCAAGATGAGCCACCACCATTTTATGAACCCTTACTGCGATCTTAAGTAATTATTTATTTTTCCAAACAAACGTTCATACTCTTTTACTTTATTTTCTAAAATTATTATTTTTTCTGTATGATGATAATATGAGTTATTTGCTCTTTCATTTCCCTTTCCTATAAATATTCCTACACATACTCCAACAAAATAAGGGAAGAACATATATAAAATATATTTATATGTTATTTAACAAGTAAATAAATTTATTCGGCGTTTTACTTGCTACGCTGATAAATGTCCAAAGGTGTAAATAAATCCACAACATTCGAAAAATGGATGGTTTTTTTCACCGCTTCTATATCAATACGTTTGCTATAACGGGCAGGGTTATTACAAATATCTTCTAACAACGCCATATCACGCTCAATCTCTCCTGATAATTTAACAACCATATTTGGAAAATACTTGTCAATCTTTTGGCAGCCGAGATAAATCGGCACTGTATTACATAAGAGTGGGTTCATAATTTTTTCACTAAAATAATGTGGAGTCTGAACATTTTCAATGGCAATATGAAAGTGATAACCTTCATATGGTTCATTTTCTTTGAAATCACCTTTCAAACGGGTATCCCAAATTTTCTCATAAAATTTACAGCCATTACCGTAGATATCTATCGATAATTTCGAATTTATGATTCTTTTACAGAGGGTGTGCCGGTATTGATGGCCTACTGTAAGCGTTTTATTGGATATCATGAGAGATATCCGGTTGACTTTGGGAGGGAGGCTGACGAGTGGCGTAATATGCCACATATAGCCAAAATGCTCGATAAATGGTGGCGGCAAATTCATTTTTTGACCGACGAGATACTTACCAATATTTTTCTGAGCATAGTCCACAAAAGCTTGTGTTAAATTTAAAAACTCGAGTGGTTCGAACGCTAATCCAATCACATTTTTCTTAGGCACTTTTAAATAAGGTGGCATTGCGGTATTTAGAATAATGGCATGGGTATAATCCTCGCCGGTGGTAAACCTATACGTCTTGTTAAAGTTGGGGTCTTGGTGTAATTCCGATACACGTGTATACGCTTCAATACAGCCTTCATTCGAACCGAAACTGGAAAAGAATTTAATGATCAACATTTGAATAAATATATATAAATTTATATATTTATACCATTATATGGGCAATATTATAACATTTACATCGAGAGAGATCTATGGGTTAGATAAAATTTTAGTGAAACCAATCGAAAAAAAAAGATTGGTGCCACAGAAATATATAGTTAGAGGAAAAGGTTTATATTCATTGGTGAGTCGAATATAAATAAAAATTTATATTACTTAAAAAATCTAGACTATGGTAATTTATATGCCAATTAGTTTTGATTTAGAAAATTTAAGGAAGAAATTTAATTGTATTAATTATTTCGAAACCGGTTTATGGGATCCACGCTCCGATGTTTCAAGCAAGTATGCCTTACGCAGTGGGTTTGAGAAAGTTTATTGTATAGAACTCCGTAAAGATTGGGTTGACCTAGGAAAAGAGGTATTTGATACAGATATTTCAACTGGTCGTTATAAGTTGATATTAGATGATAGCACCAATATGAAAAAATATATTACAGACTTGAAGGACAAGACAATGTTTTTTCTAGACGCACATGTTGATAATCAGAATATTCACAATTATAAAAAACGGTGTCCACTGTTTGATGAATTAGAAGCAATAAAATCAATTGAGCGAAATGACAATATAATATTAATTGATGATTTAAGAATAATAACACAGCCATTTCCTTGGGGAGAATTTTCTTACGGAGATATAAATTTTTTAGATCAAATTATGAAAAAAATCTTAGAAATCAATGAAAATTATAAATTTTCTACATTGAATGGTCATGTTGAGAATGATGTTTTATTAGCATACGTATAATACATATACGCAGTCATTACATATACGCAAGTCATTACATATACGCAGTCATTACATATACGCAGTCATTACATATACATATTGTGCCAGCTCCCACTATCCACCACTTTTTTAATCAATTTATCCACAATCGTCGTTGTCACTTGCATTGGAAATTCCACTTTAATTGACATCTCACTCTCAAAGATATTGGTATCCGGTCGCATCAATCGATACAAGTTCAGTTTGGTATAGATAATTTCAAGGCACCGCTTGAGTGTTCGCACTCCATCTTCCTTATCGGTATAGTTGGTAATAATATAGTGGAGTGTTTCGTCTGAGATCGTAATATCCTCAGGCTGGAATTTCACCTGGTCACATATTTTTGGCAGCAGGTATTTATTGGAGATGGTCGTTTTCTGTGCCTGGTTATACCCTTGGGTCTGGATACGATACATACGATCCAACAGAATCTTATTGACCTTGCTCTCGTCATTGTAGCTGAAAATGAAGAGACACCTGCTCAAGTCAAACTCGATTTCCGAGAAATAGCGGTCATGGAATTGGTTGTTCTGTGCCGTATCCGTGAGGTGGGTCAGAATACCTGCGATCTCTTCGCCTTTGGGTGTGTCACTAATCTTATCGAGTTCGTCGAAATAGATGACCGGGTTCATACTCTTACACTTAATCAAGAGGTCAACGATCTTACCCCATGTTGAGCCTTCATAAGTATACGAGTGTCCTTCCAGAAAGCTACTATCAGTCGCACCACCCAGCGCAATGAAGACAAAATCGCGGCCGAGTATTTTGCTAATACCTTCCTTTACTAGTGTGGTTTTACCCGTGCCCATAGGCCCTTTGATGGCAATCGCCGTGCCAATCGCATCGGGATTGACGATCCATTGTCCTACCATTTGCATGATTTGGAGTTTCGCGTCATTTAAACCATATACAGCTTGGTCTAAAATCTGTTTGGCGTTATCCATAAACTCGTGGCATTTTTCGACACCATCCGCAATCGTGATCGGCAGATTTTTATATTTGCCAAACGGAATTTGCATGAATGTGTCCACCCAGTTCTTCATTTTGTAATAATCGCCACCACCTGGCTCCATGCTACGTAAAGAGGAGATCTTGCGATAGGCGATGGCCTTGAATTGCGATGGAATATCCGCGTCAAGTAGGGTGAGCCGATAGGGTTTCGTAATATCATTATGTTTTTTTATTTCTTCGATTTGCTGGAGCGCATTCTCCTGCTCCGCAATAGTCATTTTTTCATTGAAATATTGTAGGTCATTCATCACATCGCGCTCACGCAAGAGGGTCTTCAGTTTTTTGGTATTTTCGACCTTCTTTTTTTGTGATTTCAATTCGGCCTTTTTCAAGAAACGCTCTTCCTTTTTTTTGTTATCCTCCATCATTTTTTTTATGATGGGATTGGCCTGCTGTTCTGGCGTTAAACCTTCAAAGAAAGTTTTCATGGTTTTAAAGCCGGCCTTTTCCACTGTTCCATCATCTGTTGTTTTCTTATTCACTTCACTTACCGGGATCTTCTCTTCGTCACCCTCACTCGTCTCATCACTATACTCTTCGTCGTAGAGAGCTTCCGTTGGCGTCATATAGTCATCATAACCATCCTGATGTCGCTGATCACCGATAATAAACGATATGTTGTAATTTTTCATAGGATTTTTTGCCTTTTTTCCCTTTGCTAGGAAATCATCGTCATCTAGCAAGACTTCATCGCGGCGCCGCGGTTTCTGGGGAGCGGGTGGGCACTTCTTATGCCCAGCCGATTTCTTATGTTCAATCGCGGCCGCATTTGCGCGCTCGGTCATATATTTCGAGGGGAACAATTCACTCAGAAATTTTTGATATTCTTTGTCGGACAAGACTTCGTCCACTTCTCCGTCATCTTCCGACGCAATATAGTCATCGTCATCCGTTTCACTATCACTTTCGTCAATACTTTCACCATCATCCTCGTCGTCATCCTCTTCATCATCTTCGCTGTCGCTTTCCTCATCACTTTCCGAGGTATCGTCATCGTCATATTTTTGCTCTTCCTCTTCTTCGTCATCCGACGAATCATGTTTTTTATACTCTTGTTTTTTTGCTACTTCCGTTTTTATAGCACTAGTAGCCGCTTTCGCTAAGGCTAAACGCGTGTTGTATTTTTTGGATTGAGTGTTATCGGCAGACATCTTGAATAGTTGTTGAGTTGGTTTTATTTTTCTTTAGCTCTTAAATTTAAATCAATTTTTTACAGATTTAGATAAACTATAAGATATAACGAAAAAATTGAATTAAACGTATCTAAATAGTGTTATGTTAATATAAGATACACCATGGCTTCAAATCGCAACAAAGGAACAATGCAAAAACAAAATGCCACCAAAATTATCGGAATTCAATTCAGTATATTATCTGCTGAAGAAATTCGCAAAGGTTCGGTGGCTGAAATCACCAACCGTGAAGCGTATGTGAATAATAAGCCCGCTATCGGTGGTTTGTTTGATCCACGCATGGGTGTTTTAGATCCCGGCTTGATCTGCCCGACGGATGGCTTAGATTATATGCAAACGCCTGGCTATTTCGGTCATATTGAATTAGCACGGCCTTTGTTTTATATCCAATACCTCAGCACGATTATAAAAATCGCACGCTGTATTTGTATCAAATGTAGTAAATTGTTGATCAGCAAGAAAAAATACGAGCATTTACTGAAAATGTCCGCTGAAGATCGTTGGTCGGCTGTCTTCGTTTACGCGAGTAAAATTAAGCGCTGTGGTGAAGATACCGATGATGGCTGTGGTTGTAAACAGCCTAGCAAAATTAAAAAGGAAGGTTTATCGACCTTGATTGCCGAGTGGGAAAATGTTGAAGGTGTCGGCAATGAAAATGAAAAGCTGGTGATGACATTGACCCCCGAAATCCTCTTGAAATGTTTTCGCCGGATTGCGGATGACGATGTGACCTTTATGGGGTTTAGTCCGATTTGGTCACGACCGGATTGGATGATTTGCCAGGTGTTGGCTATCCCTCCACCGGCGGTACGGCCTTCCGTCAAACATGATTCACAACAACGCAGTGAAGATGATATCACCCATATTATCGTGAGTATTCTCAAAGCGAACAAGACCTTACAAGAAAAAATTCAATCGAATGCGACGACGAATGTCATCAACGATTGGACGATCTTACTCCAGTATTATGTGGCCTCACTCATTGATAACAAGATTCCAGGTGCGCCACCAATGTCTCAACGCTCGGGACGGCCTTTAAAATCGATCAAAGAACGTTTAGTGGGCAAACATGGGCGGGTGAGAGGTAACCTCATGGGGAAACGTGTGGATTACAGTGGCCGTTCGGTCATCACACCTGACCCGAATTTGTCGGCACGTGAATTGGGTGTCCCATTGAAAATGGCTAAAAATCTCACCAAGCCCATCCAAGTCAATGCGCGCAACTTGAAATTTCTCGAAAAGTTGGTGCGTAATGGCCCGGATGTTCACCCGGGTGCGAAAATTCTCGTGAAGAAAAATGGCGACAATATTTCACTGCGCTATATCGATCGTGACTCGATCCAACTGGAGATTGGGGATGTCGTCCATCGCCATATGATGGACGGCGATTGTATTCTCTTCAATCGGCAACCGACCTTACACCGAATGTCTATGATGGGCCATATCGTCCGTATCATGCCCGTAGGCGATACTTTTCGGATGAATGTGAGTTGTACAAAGCCCTACAATGCGGATTTCGATAAACATCTCTGTCGAAAACAGGAGGCGTGAAAAGCGTGCTACCTCCTAGTCAATTGATTCTTTAAACCACTTAAAGATCTCAACTGTATAATAAATAGAAATGGAACCATCAAAACGCCAAAGACTGTCAAACGAAATATTAGATGACTCGACCGAACGCTATTGCGAAATTTATAAAATAACGAATCTTACAACAGGTAAAATATATGTCGGACAAGCGGTTTCGCATATATTAAACCATAAAAGATACAGACCTTACGGACGCGACGGACGTTTTAAATGTCACATCTCCGAAGCTTTTTCGACCAAGAAAAACCAATCCCATTATTTGAATAATGCCATACGAAAATATGGTGTTGCTGATTTTGTAGTTGATTTGATTGAGTATTGTGAAATTGTGGAGGCGAATGAGAAAGAAATATACTATATTAAACACTATAACAGTTTGTTTCCACATGGATTCAATCTAAAAAATGGTGGTAGTGTCTTTACTCACAGCGATGAAAGTAAAAAACGTGTGTCCAACGGCGTGAAAAGTTATTTTAAAGATAAAAAGTTTGAAAGGTTTAAGGATATTAAACAAATCGATGATGATATCGAACAGTATATCAAACCTTTAACTCGAAACAATGAGCAATATGGCTGGTATGTCTATATAGAAAGAAAAAAAGCAGATTTTGGCGGAGTCCATACTTCCTTAGCAGAAAGCAAAGAAAATGCTAAGGAATTTATTATATATTTAAAGAATCAATTGGCGAAACATCTTGTAGCGGGAAACCCCTTAGAGCCCTAACTACCACCTTTTATGAGAAATTGTAAAAAGGGAACACGGTTAATAGCCGTAACCAATGGTAACAATGTTAGGGATTGGGCAATCCGCAGTGTGACTACCTAAATCCGCTAGGATAGGATATGGTAGCCCTTCAACGACTGAACGGATGTTGGTGAACAATGAGGGTCTAATCAACCGGAGTTTGCTTAAGATACAGTCTGGCCTTTAGTGAAAGCTAGAGGATTCTCATTGGGAGATGAGATGAATTTACATATGCCACAAGATATAGAAAGTGAGTCCGAGCTCCGCCATTTGGCTGCGGTGCCTTGGCAAATAGTTAGTCCTGCCAACAACAAGTCGATCATCGGTATTTTCCAAGACTCGTTGCTGGGGTCTTACCAATTCACCCGTGCGAATACGAAATTCAACGCACGGGAAGCCATGAATCTATTGATGGCCTACAATAAGGTCGATGTCGACAAATTACCCAAAAAAGATATTTCGTGTTTTAATATCCTCTCACAAATCCTGCCACCCTTTACCTTGCGCTACAAGACCAAGCGTTTTGGTGATAAAGAAGATTACAAGACATCGAACAATGTCTTGGAAATCGTGAATGGTAAGTATGTGCGCGGGCAGTTGGAGAAAGGTGTGCTCGGTGATGGCACCAATGGTCTCATCCACCGCATCTGTAATGATTATGGTAATCGCGCATCCATCGATTTTGTGGATAATTTACAGAATATTGTGACCGAGTATATGAAAAAGAGTGGTTACAGTGTCGGTGTAAGTGATTTGATCGCCAATAAAGCGACCAATGATGCGATCTCTGATATTATTGTAAAAAAGAAGATGGAGGTCAAATCACTCATTGATCAAACACATTTGGGCATCTTTGAAAATAAATCGGGCCGCACGGATGAGCAAGAATTTGAAATCCAGGTCAATAATATTCTCAGTAAAGCCGTGAATGATGCCGGTAAAATCGGTCGCGAAAGTTTGAACAAAGAGAACCGGTTTGTGATCATGGTCAATGCGGGTTCGAAAGGTAGTGATCTCAATATTTCACAGATGATTTCATGCCTTGGTCAACAGAATATTGATAACAAGCGTATTCCATATGGCTTTGAGAACCGGACGCTGCCGCATTTCACGAAATACGATGATTCACCGACGGCGCGCGGGTTCGTCGAAAACTCCTTTATCTCGGGATTGACGCCGGCGGAGCTGTTCTTTCATGCGATGGGTGGTCGTATCGGTATTATTGATACGGCTGTCAAAACATCCCAGACTGGTTATATTCAGCGCCGCTTGATTAAAGGTCTCGAAGATTTGAAAGTCGAGTATGATATGACAGTGCGTAACAACAAGAATAAAATTATTCAGTTCTCTTATGGCGATGATGGATTTGATCCGGTGAAAGTGGAATCACAGCCACTGCCACTCGTCCAAATGAGCTTAGAAGAAATTTACAATCATTACCAGATGCCGATCGTCTCGGCGGTCGGCCTGAAAACGAAGGCGGATGATGTGTATGTTGCTTCCTTCACCAAGCCTACGATTAAACGGTTGGCGAAACAAAGTATTGATTTGGCGAAAAGGTCTAAAGAATTAATTGATTGGGCCATTCAAGCACGTAGTGGCTTAGCGATGAATGTCTTTGGCTACCGCGATAATAAAAATGTCAATATGCCAGTGTCGTTTGTCCATATTATTAACAATATTCATGGCCAGCAGTTTATCAATGTCAACTCGTTAGTCGATATTACACCCTTAGAGGCTTACGAAATTATCGACGAAGGCTACAGCCGACTCATGGCAGTTCATTATTGCCCACCCAATGCTTTGTTTAAAACCTTATATTACTATTATTTGACACCCAAAGAGCTCTTGATGGTCAAGCGCTTTAACCGCAAAGCATTAGAAATTCTCATTGAGCATATTATCTTGACGTATAAAAAGGCCATTATTGCGCCGGGTGAGATGGTAGGTATGATCGCCGCGCAATCGATTGGTGAACCCACTACACAGATGACCCTGAACACGTTCCATTTTGCGGGTGTAGCGAGTAAATCGAATGTCACGCGTGGTTTACCACGTATTGAAGAAATCATATCACTCTCCGAAAACCCGAAAAATCCATCGTGTACCGTTTATCTCCACAAGAACGAGGAATGTGACCAAGACAATGCCAAACGGATGGTGAATAAATTAGAGCATACGCAATTGCGTGTCATTGTGGCAGCGATCAAAATATGTTTTGATCCACTCAGTAGTCAAAGCACGTTGCTCACCGCAGATGACCATATCATGCAAACGTATAACGAATTCGAAAAAATGATTGATGAATGTAGTGGAAATGCGACTGACGCAGAGGGTAATAGTGCTGCGGAGGCTGATGGAAAGTCAAAATGGGTGATTCGATTGACGATGAACACGGAAGAAATGCTCGATCGCAATATTACGATGGATGATGTCCATTTTGCGATTACGAATTCTTACGCAGATCAAGTGTCTTGTACCTTTTCGGATTACAACAGTGACAATCTGGTCTTCCGTCTGCGGTTAAATAAAGCACTAGGGTCGAGCAAAAAGGTCTCCCTCGATCAATCCGATGAAATCTATTTACTCAAAAATTTCCAAGAAGCCCTACTCGATAAGTTGGTCTTACGTGGTATTAAAAATATTAAAAAGGTGACACCGCGGAAAATCCTGGATAGCTTGGTGATGGAGGATGGTAGTTTTACGAAAAAGGAAACGTGGGTGCTGGATACGGTCGGGACCAATCTAATGCATTTATTAAGTTTAAATGATATTGATGTCACTCGCACATATACAAATGATATCCAAGAAATTTATCGGGTGCTCGGGATTGAAGCAGCGCGACAATCAATTTTGAACGAACTCTCTGAGGTGATTGAGTTTGATAGCACCTATATTAATTACCACCACTTGGGTATGCTGTGTGATCGTATGACATGTAACGATGATATGGTCTCGATCTTTCGCCACGGTATTAATAATGATAATATTGGACCGATCGCGAAAGCGTCTTTTGAAGAAACGCCGGAAATGTTCTTGAATGCGGCGCGACATGCCGAACTGGATACGATGCGCGGTGTATCGGCCAATGTCATGTGTGGTCAAGAAGGGTATTTTGGGACGAGTGCGTTTCAAGTCATCTTAGACTATGATAAGATCACCCAGTTGAAAGTAGATGATTTGGAATCCGAGGATGCGGAGGCGTTTATAGAAAAAGAGTTTAGTGAAGCGGCCTTGAATTCGGAAGAGGCATGTAGTCTAGATAAATTAACGATGGCGGCGGCGAATATCCAGGCGGTGGATATGGGCGCGGACGATGGATATGCTCTGGACTTTTAAAAATATATAAAATAAAAAATATAAATTATTTTATTTATTCGTAGGCTTTTTTTTTATCTTAATTTGACCCGTTATTTTTTTTACAACTTCTGTAGCGAGCACAGGCGCAGTAGGCACAGGCACAGTAGGCACAGGCGCAGTAGGCACAGGCACAGGCACAGTATTAACTGGTGGAGTCATTAACAGCGAAGCTTCTGGCACTACTTTAATAATTTTCTTGCGTGTATTGGCCTCAGTAAGAGAGAAGTTTTGAATAAAACGTATGAGATGATTACCTGCCGGCGCACCACGTAATTCGGTTTGGATTGCGGTCGCTCGGATTCGATCGATTCCTATTTTCATTTTATTCTCTCCATTTACAATTAATGTATAATAAGGGGGGAGTTGGGGTAAGGTTGCGGATACTTTCAAAAAATAATATTCACGCAGGTCATTGGCGACTGGCGTATGCGTAGCGACTGGTGTATGCGTAGCGACTGGCGTATGCGCCACCATATATTTCCCATTATTTTCCATCAAAGATGTATCCGACAAAAAGATCAACGGAATATCATAATAGATTGCCAATAACCACACATCTAAATTGGTGGCATAATAATCTTCGCTCATAATCATATCCGCAAATGCGATTTGTTTCTTTAATATTTGTCCAGCCAACAACTTCTTACCTTGCGCCCGAAATATTTGTAAAATTTGCTCCCCATAGGTCGGATTTAATTTTAAATATTCATTCAATAACATTTCCTTGATTTCGTTGATCGTTAAAGTTTGCTGTTTGTGATCATTAATAATGGTTAAAATTGCTTTAAAAGAGCAGAATTTGGGGTTAACCGCATAAACATATTCTTTACTATTCAATGGGAAAAAAGCATTCCAATATTTACTCGCAATATATTCTTTCACAACCATTCCACAACTCTCCACGACCGCCTCTACAGGCTGCTCTTCTATAACATTTTCATAGGATTCAACATTCACATATTTTTGCCCATGGACAGGTAACGTGGTATCATAGGTATTGTATTTAATATACGAGTTTACTTTGGCCGCAGTAATATTTTCGAAATAGTCTTGCGTTAAAAGCGACTGAAGGAGAATAATTTCATTCTCTCGTAAATTGTATTTGAGCTGCGAAAAAGAGAGCACCGATTTGGGATTAAAGATAAAGGATTTGATTCGACTATAGCGCACAATCTCATCGGCCAATTTCCCATAATAAAAGGTGTCATTTGGCTGCTGATTGATTAAATTCGTCTCAGGAATCAGTAAGGCACATGTACCATCACCTGTTGGCTGGCAGTAAGCTTTCTCTTCGCAATTGTTATAACAATTAGTAATAGTGTCTAATTCAAGTAAAGTTTTTTCTTCATAGGTATGAAATTGTATATAATTTGTCATTAATTCGCGCAACAAAGTTTCGATGCTCCGTAATTTTTTTAAATATAATTGCGATGACTGTGCTTTCTCTTCGATTTCGCGCCGAATATCATTATGCTTGTATTGACCGAGTAAATAACGTGCCGTTGTTCGAAAGACATTATAAAATTTCGTTTCTAATTTTATCTTTTTAATATAATTTACTCGCTCGGTATCCACGAGTTGGCTGGTGCTAAGGGTTTCATCTGCTTCGGCATAATTGGCATTGTTCATTATTTTCAGGTCATTCCCAAAGGTGTCTTGTGTCGGCTGATCCAGTAGGACAAATTGGTTTGTCATGGTTAAGAGTCCTACAATTAAGCCATCTTCAATAATTTTCATATAGGGTTTACATGGAATTTGCCGCTTTGATTTTACATAAAGTTTCTCCAAAAAATCTCTCGTGTGTTCATAGCTATCCGCGTAGGCATCTGTCATATAGACAATATCCGATTGACTTGTGCCCATGATGGCGCTCGACGGATAGGATGGTATAAAGCCTTTTGTATTATCCTGATTATTGATTGCCACCACCCCAATGATTTTACTATCATAATTCATCACTTGTTTTTCGACGGTATAATTGAGCTGGGTTAATTTATAGATAAGTTTCTCGGCTGGAAGATTGTTTTCAAATTTATAGATGGTTGGCATACTTGCTAACGCCCCACATTTCGTATTGAAGGATTCATTTATTAAATTCAAAACATATTTAATATTGGGCATGAGTGTGTTGTCCATTTTGTTGAACGTGCGTGTAATTGTTTGTTCCTCTTCATTGGTTTTATAGACATAAATAGGTTCATAAAAGTTATCAATTTTCAAAATAAGAATCATACTTTTTTTAGCGTCAAAAAAGGTGGAAGCATAATGATTCGATGGACAGATTAATTCAACCGAATCGGTTATATCTTTCCGCACTAATTCAATAATGACTAGATTAATACCTTTGGGGAACAGTTTGGGGTTAGGTTTACAGATTAAATCCCAGAGATATTCGTAATCAATTTCGACCGTATCATCTTTTAAATAGGCGCAAAAATTCGTGTAAGCACGGGCAACTTTAATTAACGCATTCATTTGGTGGGGATTGGATTTATCGGCTATTTGGTAAAGTTTTGAATTACTTTGAGAAAAGACTTCGGCATATTTTTTCATATCCGTTAATGGATCATCCACACTTTCCGTGCGGTTGGTGTAAAATATTTTTAAAAGATTACCATTTTGTAAGGTTATAAAATTATCAATAGTTAAGGTTTCTACGAATATTTCTTTCATCCGTTTAATCGTGGGTTTTACCTTTTCTTTATGAATTTTCTTGAAGCTTTCAAACCAAATATCGGCCATACATGCCACAAAAGATTGAGTTTGACTGATTTCTACACTATGCCGCAGTAAACATTCATGATTGTCTTTCAGTTTTGGATTCATCTCACTGACTTGGCATTTTTTATTATCGGTATGGAGGAATTTTTGGACAGCGATGGGCAAATAGCCGAAGCGGTTTTCTTGTGTAATCGGGAATTTGTCCGGGGCTAGAATATACTCATCAATTTCTTCGATGGCCTTTTTCTTTTTGCGCCCGACGGGCACCACGATTGTATTATCTTTGGTACATTGAGCACGGCGGGTCGTTTGTTCGGTTTGGCTCCAGGATTTAAAACAACATGGTAGACATTTACCGGTTTCGTCTGGTTTCAAAAATCCGGGGTAATGAGTAATGTATTTATTATCTTTGAGATGTTCAATGCCATGGTCGTTAAATTCAAAAATATATTTACCGGGTGGCACTTTGTTTTTCGGAGGTTTTTTGGGAATAATCTTATCTGTTAGATTATTTTTTTTTATTTCTTCTTCGGTTAAACTGACATTATTTTTTAAATCCCAATAACGAGGACAAATATACCAAAATTTATTCGCGGGGTCAGAGCCATATCGAATGGCTTCTTTATAAGAGCCGGGGTGCTCACGGTCAATACGTGCTTTTTCTTCTTCGGTTAAAACGATCGGTTGTCTGCGACGGTTCATCTGACAATCAGTCGCATAAGAACTGAAATTTTTTTTATCACCATCCGTGACAAATAAATTTTTATCATATTTGCGTAAGCGTTTTTCAAATGGACTGGGGTTGGATAAACTTTGACCAGTAATATCCGTTTCTAACCGTTCACCTTCGTCATCGGAGCCTTCGTCGTCATCTTCATCTTCATCACCTTCGCTCTCTTTCTCCGTCTCAATTTTCTTAGCTAGTTTACTCGCTCCACCCGATTCTTCCTCAGGCTCCTCTATATCTTCATCGGCCATTAACCCAAAACGGGCCAACAATTCATCCTCATCCAATTCTTCTTCAGCTTCGGCTTCTACGGCCACCGCTTCTTCAACGATGTCACTCTGATTATTAAAAACCAACTCTTGCGCAACAATGGTCATGTGTAAATTTTCAGCATTGGGTTGATCTATATGAGCAATAATCTCGGCCACCTGTTTATCCATGTCTTCCGTTTTTTTGCCAGCACAGATACTTTTAATCGTCTTGGGCGAAACCTCTGTGCTGGCCGGATTTTGGGTAATACGAATTAAGGTGTCAAAATAAATGGCCAGTGTCGATAAATAGCCAATCTCATTGATTCCGGACACATTGATCATCACGGTTTTTGTATAGGGTTGTTTGTTAATCGTAGTTAAAAAGCCGGGATTATTCCGTTTTTTTAATTTTTTATTGCCCATTTCCATCATGGCTTGGGCGCTTTTCACCTCGGCATATTTTTCCAAAGCAGCCTGCTCCGTTAATTGAAAATTGGTTCGTAAAACTTTCACAATATCACTATCAGAGTAGCCCAGCTGGGGTTGTAACATATCCAAAATCAGTGCTTCTTGACTCTCCATTTCGTTGTAATTGGACACACGCTTAAACCGTAGCATAATACCATTGGTTAAACTATCATTTATTACATTAAATATACTTGTTAAACAACCGAGTATTTTTTTTAGATTTATATCTTTTTCAATCTGTATATTTAAAGCAAACTCGATATTGAGTATTTCGGTATTCGCATGGTTTAATTCGATAAAGTTATTCAAGGGATAGCCATCTTGTGCCAAATAATCTTTCACGATATTGATGACGGGATTCACCTCTTTCTGAAATAATGTATTGATGGCATCTGCGGTTAAACTTGTATTGAAATTCGCTTTGATGACGATACTGCCATTATTATTAAATTCACAAATAATCGGCACGATGGACCCCGTCTCTTCTTCATAATGTTCGATATAAACGGATACACTTTTGTTCTTCCCCATGATCTTATCCCATTTGAAGATTACACCTTTATCCAAATAAGGAATTTTTTTCCCATTTGTCGCAATTTTGTCGGCATACAACCGATAAATATTTTCTTGTTTTTTAGATAAATTCATTTTAATGAGAGGGACATCTTGGGTCGCATGAATTAGTTTAAAGACATTATCCAATGGCAAATGAATTTCCATGGGTTGATGAAGGATGAGACTTATCGATTTAATGCCGACATCGTTAAACTTCAGCTCTGTTTTCCGTGCGGTGTAAATCTGGTAAAATAAATTCACATTTTCTATATTTTTTACAAAATTCGGCGTCAACATTGCTTTTGTTTCGCGTAATAATTCTTGTTTTCGATCATTTAATTGTTCCAGTGTCTGAAATTTCTTATCCGAGAGATAGGGGAAATAAATATTTATTGTGGTCTCTTCCGACAAGCCGCCTAGATGTCGCTCATTGCCATAGGATAGCACTTCTTCCGCTGTACATAAATAAATTGTATTGTTTAAAAAAGCGCCATGATCCATCAGAATATTTTTATTGGTCGTAGTTATAATTTCACCCGCAAATTTCGCTAGAAAGGGGTCATAAAATTCGGCATAATAAGGATTCACCGTGTAGGGATATTCATCCTTGAGTGAGATCATTTTTTGCCCAAGTGGTTTACATGTCAAAAAATCTGATTGTTCCAAATTTAAATCGAGAATGTCATTATAAGTGTAGATCTCTTTTTCAGGTAAGGTATCCACATCGAATTCGTCCATGTTTAACAAAAATTGTACTAAGCGTTCACGTGTTAAATCCAGTTTCTCATTTTGTGTCAAATTTTGATAAACAGTTACGGCTTTAAATTGACTGGGTTGAATGATAAAAAAATAGAGTTCGTCAAACGAAGCGTTCAAATCCGGCATTAAATGTAACAGGATTTTCTTTTTAATAATTTCGATAGTGTCATCTAAATGTATGCTTTCGGGAATGAAATAGACTTGGGTGGCATTCTCCGCGATCGCCTTTAATTCATCTGTAGTAAAAACGCCGGCAAACTGTGCGTCAGCTGGATTTTTTAGAAACAATGTATTGAGGGATTCCTTACTATTTTTATATTGGCCATTAAAAACATATATTTTTTTTACGACCTCATTTATAATATGCGATATTTTGTATGTCATGCTTATATATACATAAAGAATAATTTATATATATATACTAAATGCGTTTTAATCTAATCGTGGCCATGTGCCGCCATAATGGGATTGGATATAAAGGTCAATTGCCATGGAAAATTCCAGAAGATCTTCAATATTTTTCCGAGCTTACCAAAGGTGATGGTTTAAATGCGGTTGTGATGGGCCATAAGACCTGGCAAAGTCTCCCAATCCCCAAAGGCAAACCCCGTGGTTTATCGCAACGGGATAATTTTGTCTTATCCACCTCCGATAGCTTTGATTTGTTATTGAATCATGACCGTTTATCAAAAACGTTCAATACGATTGCCGCTCTAGAAACCTATCTCTCGAAAAATGATGTATATGAAGATATCTGGGTTATTGGTGGTAGTCAAATATATAAGCAATTTTTAGAGCAAGGGAAAATTCAAAAATGTTATGTCACTTATATTGATACGGACTTTTACTGTGATGCTTTTTTTCCCGAATTAAACAAGAAGGAGTGGCGTGAAGTGGAGAGAACGGATACTTATGACACGTCATATGATTGTAGTGTGAGTTATGTCGTATATGAGCATATCTAGAGATCAAAATACGGATTGTCATTAATACTGGTGCCACAATAGCGTTGCGGTTTTTTCTTGTAATCGACTTGTTCATAGATGCCAATTTTACTGGCCTCGCCCAACAGAAATTTGAAATTGCTCCAGAATTCGTCTTTGTGGCCAATACTTTTGGTCGCAATATGCGATAACTCATGAAGCGCTACAAACGTCAAGGTGTTGGGATCAATTAATTGATCACCTTTCTTTTCCGTGTTCAAACAAAATGCCATTTTTTCACCTTTGTTTTCACTATAGGCGGTATATTCACTGGTGGGTAAAGTTTCCATTACCTTTTTTGGATTGTAGCCTTTTTTCAAACGTTTGATGTTTTCTCGGTCCGGATAAGTTTTAAAACAATGGTCAACGAGTTTAGACATTTTTTGATTTACAGTGGCTAAGCGATCTGCTGCCAATTCTAATTTACTGCGATCACGCACACAGTATTTTTTACCATCGACGCCCGAAATAATACATTTCAAATTAAACATATCCGACTCTTTGTAAATTTTCAAGCAAATATAGAGTAGTAAAAGAATCATGGCATAACCACATAAATTCAAATCCATGTATATACTCTTTTAAGAAAAGATTCTATAAAAAACATTTGATGTTAAAGACCATAGGTTATGTTAAAGACCATGCGTGGTTACCAGAAAATCATTAAAAAAATCCGCACTAATCGCCGCTGCGCCAGCTTTACACTGTGATATATAGGTTGGTGTCGCGGCTTTACCGAGTAGTTTGGATTTTTTCAAAACATATTTAGCTTGCGGATAAAAACATATTATTTGATCGGTAGGGCTGAATTGAATACATTTTTTATAGGCAAATTCAATTCGTGCTTTGGCTAGAGTTTTCATTGTGTATAACTTCTCTCTTTGCTGTAATTTGGCTAATTCGTTTTCATTCACTTTAAAGAGGATACCATTACATACAGCTGTTTTTACATCTTTGACACCCAATACCAAGTGTTTGCCATTGACATTTAAAGACCGCTTCAAGCCATGTACTATAACGGGGCAGATTTTTTTGTTTTCTGATCTCTCGATTTCTTTAATGTTTTTCAGATGAAGCAATGCACCGTAACCAAAGACATAGACGGACATTTATAGTATAGTGTTAAAATATAAGGTAAAAAAGAAATGATACCCAAAATTATTCATCAAACTTGGAAAACGCAAGAGATTCCCGAACAATGGCAAGCTTCTGTTAAATCATTTAAAAAAATACATCCAGGTTACAAGTATATATTATGGACACACGAAACAATGGACGAATTTGTGAAAATGGAGTATCCAACATTTTATAATACCTACACTGGATACAAATACGATATTCAACGCTGCGATGCTTTCCGCTACATGGTGCTCTATAAATATGGTGGTATTTATATTGATTTGGATATTGTATCTAAGAAAAAATTAGATGATTTATTACAATATGATATTGTATTGGCCAAATCCTCGAATTTATCTTTCTATTATACAAATTCATTTTTTATGTGTTCTCCCGAGAATTCCTTTATTAAATTCTGTATAGAACAATTGCCAGAGTATAAACAAAGTTTTGTTTATTTGGGTAAACATAATCATATTATGAACAGCACTGGTCCATGGTTTTTAACGAAAATTATGAAAAAGTATAATGAGAAAAATATACATAATTTATACGTGTTAAGCCAAGAAGAATTTGCGGGTGATTGTAATGTATGTAACGAAACGAAATGTTTCGGAGGAACTTATTTTAAACATATTGTTGGGAATTCGTGGCATTCAATTGATTCGTTGTTATATAATTTACTTCTATGTAATTATAAATTGTTACTAGTGTTTGTGATTTTGATCTATGGCGGATGGCTTTATAAAAAAAAAGTAAAATTGTCATCGATTATTAGAAAAAAAAACTAAGAATAAATCGAAAATATATTTTCCCAATCATTACAGCGAATTGTATTGGAATAACTTTTAAACATGGCGATTAGTAAATTTATGGGTGAATAGCCTTGTAATGTTACGATATTATATAACCCAATACTTAATCGTGTGAAATACCATTGAAAATCTTTTAGGTAACCATTTTTTAACGGGTGTCCTAGAAAGGACATTCCCATTGTGCCATTTGCTTCTAATATTTTAAATTCCCCTTTATGTAAATCCTCTATATGTTTAAGCCGTATATCATAGCGACACGCATTCATTTTTGGAATTTTATTGGAAATGCCATTGAATAACTTATTTAAATGAGCATTTATTAAGTTTGAATGGATAATGTAGTTGTTTTCACTAAACTTTCGTATTTTATCTTTTTGTGTTTTTTCAACAATTTCTATTATTTTTCCTTCCCTCGCGAAGGGGTGTTTTTCCCATAATACACCAATTTCTACATCATAGTCATGTAAATAGGTTTGAACCATATAGTTATTTATTTCATTCTCATTGTTTATTAAAAAATGTTGTAGTTCATTATATGAATTAATAATTTCAATATTTTTACAAGCACCGGAACATATCGTATGCTTGATTATTATGGGGTAAGTTATCCTTTTATTATGTATGTCTTTTAATGAAAATTGTAATTCGGGTCTAAATTGTGCGGGCACATAATTCATAATAGCCAATTTATTATCATTTTTAATCGGATAAGGATTTACATTTAAAAATAGTATCCATTGACCGACAAAACCAATGAAATAACCAATTAATGTTATTTTACGAAATATAAGAAAAGAGACTAATAAGGGGGAGAGAAATAAACATATTCCATGTATTAAAAAATCATACGTTTGAAATATCTTAAAATTTATAAAATACGTTATTAAAAAAAATAGAATAAACCACTGAAAAATAAGAATTGGTTTCATTTATAATATAGTGTTAAAATATATATGTACACGATCACTCCGTATACCTATCAGCAAGCCAAGAAACTAGGCCTGGTCGTTAAACCCTCCGCCAATAAGACGAAAAAGATTGATGTCTATAAAAAAGGACATAAGATTGCGAGTGTGGGTGCCAATGGTATGAATGATTTTCCGACCTTTATAAAGAAGAGAGGGTTAACATTTGCGAAGACACGACGGCGCTTGTATAAAATGCGGCATGAAAAAGATCGGCATGTGAAATGGAGTCGGGGGTGGTTGGCGGATAAGCTCCTATGGTAGGGGGACACCCCCTGACCCCCCGTTTGTATGATTTATGCTTAAAAATATTTTATAATTTTAACTAAAAATTATAAAAGTTGAATTTATTCGCGATGAGAATCCGCCAAGGCGGGGGTTCAAGGGGGTATCCCCCTTATTGTAGAGAGCCGCTACGCGTGCCAATTTCTAAAGGCGTTCGCATCAGATCCGGCTCAATCGTAGAATTCAACCACGGGCTGACACTGGTCGTTGGATTGGGTGGTTCGGATCGCTCTTGTAAATTGGCGTTACGTAAAGAGCTGCCAATAGTATCAATACCGATCAAACTACCTGCCTTGAGTAAGTTGACATTTTTAAAGTCAGCACTGCCAGCGGGGTTGAGTTGTGCCCATTGACTGTTAATATCTTTGGGTAACAATTCGGAGGGATCATAATTTGCGTTGGCGCGAGGCATAGGCGCCAAACCATAGGTGGAAGTCATAGATCCGGCGGGCACATTGGAATAAACTTCATTTCCACCAAGGGGTTGCGAAGCGGGAACGGCTGTATCATTTGCCGGTCCTGCGGAAGTTGCTACACTTGATGAATCTGGCACATTGCTGGGTGAGTTAGAGTAACCGTTTCCAAACCCATCGCTATAATTTGTTTTACGACCAGAATATTGCATAATCGCAAGTGCTAAAACAAAGATACCAATTAAAGCAATAAAATGGTGAGCTTTAATGTTTTTCTCCAAATTCTTTAAGAAACTCATTATATTAAATTAATGATAAAATATTTTTATCAGAAGTGTTTATTTATTTCTTTTTATGGTTATTTTTATGGTTAAAATATGCTAAATAAATCCTATTTTAATCTTCTTCATCGGTTATCTCATCATCCGATATATCATCGTCAGATTCGTCTTCGTCAAAAAGCATATATTTTGTCTTAATTTGTTTGGCCTCTAAATAAGCCTCGATGGCAGCTATCCGGCATTGTTTGGCCTTCTCTCTGGCTTTTTTATAGAGTTCCAGATAAACTTCATTGGGTTGTTTCAATCGGATAGAACCATTATCAACTGTCTCATAATCAATCGTCACTTCTTCCATTTCATTTGGATCTTTTACAATTGTAATAGGCGGCTTTGGTTCGACGGCGGGCAGCTTTATGGGAACGGGGGGCTTTTGTTTCGTTTCTAAAGCAGGCGTGTTTATACTTTTCTTTTGTTCAGTCACCTTTACAGGTGTGGGTTCAGTTACCCTTAGAGGTGTGGGTTCAGTCACCCTTACAGGTTTGGGTTCAGTTACCCTTAGAGGTGTGGGTTCAGTTACCCTTAGAGGTGTGGGTTCAGTCACCTTTATGTGCGTGTGCTCAATCGTTGTAAGATTGCTTGCTACTATATCGGCTTGCCGTTTTATCAAACAAGCTGATTTTTTCTCATTTTTTCCAATAACCATCACTTGAACCAGTTTTAAAGAAATTTCAAAACTGCGTGAGGAAAAGTTAACACCTTCAATCATAATCAGTGGAATCACCGGTTTATTTGCCTCCAATAGTTCTAAATCAAATCCGATTTCATTTTCGTCATAAGCAATACATTTATTACCAGTTTTTCCCGTCTCCACAAAGACACGCATGAGCATATATTTACCGGACTGATAGAGTCGCGTCACCTGGGTCATCATGGTTTCAATATCATCGCGGGTTAATTCGGTTTGAAACCATAAATCTTTCTTGGAATCAATGATATCCTGACATGTGTATTCTAATTGTTCGATCCAGCGCATCAACTCATCGTTATTGGCACGTTCAAACATTAGATCTAAATATTTACCATTTTTTATATTGACAATACCTTGCTTGGTCACGCATTCAGGCAATTGTAAACATAGCGCTTTATTTTCTTCGCCAGTGGTAAGTTGAGTAAAATAGAAACCGGCCGAACCATTTAACGGTTGCGGATCGGCTAAAGCAATTCCTTTGAAATTAAAATCGGGCGTCGCTTCTACAATTTCCATTTCTAAATCCATTGAAAACATCAGAGAAAATTAACCATTTATTAAGACGCAAAAATATACAACTAATATATAAGTATGAGTAGCCCCCGACCGGAACAAGCTATTGTATTTACCATTGCCCGGATGAATCCACCTACCAGTGGACATATGTATGTTATACAATCATTGCTAGAAAAAGCCCGTGATTTACAGCAATCTAAAATATATTTATTATTATCCAAGACAACGGGGGAAAAAACGGACCCGTTAAGATGTGGTGAAAAGAGAGATTTCTTATTAAGTGGCATGATTACTAAAGTAAAAGAACATACCCCCGGAACCGAAGAAATTGAGGTAGTGATTCTTTGCGGTGATGATGAGCTTGCGCCAGAATGTAATAATCGTTGGATTACAAGTCAACTGTGTCATATTATGAGAGATTACAATACCGATATTCAATTAAATTTATATTTGATTGTCGGTAGCGACCGTGTAGAAGACGAAGCGGGCCAACCGATTCCTGGATACAATTGGATTTCAGGAGTGTTTAGTAAATCCAATAAACCCATTCAGTTGAGTATTATTGGTTTGCCGCGACCCAGAGGTGCCATTTCAGCTACCTATATACGTGGGTTGGTCACAGATGACAAAAAAGATGAATTTATTACTAAAGAAACAGATGCGGGTTTAAGTCTAGAAAAGGCCGAAGAATTATACGACACCTTAGCGGAGCGTTTATCGGCATTGGACATGCCCAGCAAAAAAAGAAAAAAAGAAACTACATTGACCGCCGCAAACAGCACCACAAGCCGCATGGCAAACAGCACGGCAAGGGTTGTTAGTAAACGGACAAAAACAACAATGGGTGGAAAAAAGAAAAGAAAAACATATAAGAAAACACGAAAATATAAAAAGTAAAAAGGGAGCTAAAAATAAATTAGATAAACAGAAAAAAGGTGTTGGAATATATTAATGATTAAAAATACCCTAATTCATGAATGTTTGGATGTTTTAAAACGCGATGATGTAAAGAATGAATTTAAAACATTTATGCGACCCGTCATTGATATGCTGTTAATTGAAATTAATCCTTATTTATATCTCTCGATGATGTTTGTTATTATTAGTTTTTTATTACATTTAGGAATTTTTGTTTTACTCTTGCGTAATAAATCTTATAATTTGAAAGGTCATTAAATTATTAATTTTATTATTTTTCTAAAGATAGTATATAAATAAATGGCCAGAAAAGGACGAGGACGTAAACAAAGAGGTGGTGAAATGACTGGACGTAGTATGTCGGGTGGTGAAATGACTGGTCGTAGTATGTCGGGTGGTGAAATGACTGGTCGTAGTATGTCGGGCAGTGAAGAAATGCCGGGATCTGTTATGTCAGGTGGCCACGCACCTTCACCATTGAGTCCAGGTGCCTATAATACTGAAGGCGCACAATTGGCTCAAAGCAACTATTACACTATTAGCGGTGGTAAACGCCGAACTAGACGTAAGCATAAGCGCAGCCGAAAAAGCAAGCGAGGTGGTGATGGTGGCGTTATTTCTACTGCCGCATTACCATTCGGGCTATTAGCCCTGCAGCGCTACTTCAAAGGTAGCAAAACCTCCAAACGGGGTGTTGCTAAAATTGGACGCTCTTTTAAGCGCACTTTTCGCCGCCGTAGGCTTTAAATAATTATTGATAATAATTTAGATATAAATCTATATTTACATTATTAAATGAGTTTTGAAGAAAATATTAAGAAGTGGGTTGCTTTAGATAATCAACTAAAAACACTGAATGAAAAAACGAAACAAGTGAGAGATGATAAAAACAATTTGGAAGAAGGGATTATGACTTATGTCGAAACCAATAAATTGAGTAATGCCACTGTCAATATATCCGATGGGAAATTACGGTTTGTCTCGTCAAAACAAACCGCACCATTGACATTGAAATATATCGAAGAATGTCTCTCCAAATGTATTGGTAACGAAAGCCAAGTGACGCAAATTATGAAAGTCATTAAGGAATCGCGCGATGTGAAATATACGGCAGACATCAAACGTTATAGTGCGAACTGACCGCACTAATCCTTATAGTGCTAATTAAGCATTTATATGCGATCTCTCACCTCACAAATTAATAACACAAATATATATAAAATGTTAGAGTATTCCGATTTAACGATTTATAAAAATACAAACGGCGTTACTACGGCATTAGGTTGTCCTATTAATTCTTTTCTTTTACAGAATGACAAACCTTTATTCGTCGGTGGTGGAAAGAAAAAGAGGGATAAAGAAAGCACGGAAGAGGAGGAACTCGACTACGATAATTTAGCGGTGCCGGCTGGGTTAGTTTGTATGACTCAAACCGTTTGTCGAAGACCGCTGGATGAAACAGCTGACGATGAAATGGCCTATGCGAGTGACATGGCAGAAAATGAATTAGTCCCTGAAAGCTTATACGATAAACTCTTAGCGCTGGCAGAAACAAAACCAGCTGCTAAAAAAATGACAAAAAGAAGGTTGCCGCCGGCAAAGAAGCAGAAAAAAACGCATAAGCGCAGATAAGCAGAAATAAGCAGAAATAATCGGTTTAATATATAAATGATGGAAATATTATTTAAACCGGTCTTTGAATACACCGATTCGAAGGGTAATAAAATTAGCACCGGTATTAACACTATGGCGAATGATGAAGAATTAAACATTGATGTTCATGCTTATTTTGACGCACTATTTCCGGGTGAAAATCGGGAAATTAGCCGATTACGCGGATCCAGTTATTATATTATTGAGAGTTTACCGGGTGAAGAAATACCGAATATTAAGGAATGGTATACTTATTATTTAGACGAGGCGGAGAATTTGGGGTTTGACGAGAAGATGTACATTGAGGAAGTGGAGCCTTATGGATCAGACGAGGGGCGCATAGAGGATGCTATATTGTATATGGACCTAATGACTCATCCGATGTACACTAATTTTGATTTTTCGACGCCTGAAACTCGAGAAGACATTATGCTACGGTATATAAACGAGCACGATACTTTAGATACTATCACCCTAGACCATCTTTTTGCGAATGAATTAAATTTTACAGGGTTATCCTTTGAAAAAACCATCTTACCGAATGCTTCTTTTGTTGGTGCTTTATTGCCGCTTACCAATTTTAATAAGGCTGATTTAAAGAATGCGAATTTTAGTGGTGCCGATTTAAGATATGCGGATTTGACCGAGACCGATTTGACAGGTGCGGATTTTATGGGGGCGGATTTAACCGGTGCGAGTTTTGATGATTCCAATTGGCAGGAGGCCGTCAATCTAATAGATAATCCATCCTTTAACTCATCCACATGGCAGCCTATTTTGGAGCAAGAAGAGGAAGACGACGAAGCCTTGGAAGGTGATAAAAATACCTGTTATGCGGTGACCGATTTATATGATAAAAATATTGATAAGTATTTGGCAAAAGACCCGGGCAATTTTATTCTGGTGGTCGGTGACAATAAAGAATGTGAATCCTTGGTCAATTTAAAACGGCAATATTACTCGAAGGAGTTGAGAGATATGGAAGGCTATTACGAATGCTCACAAAGTCTCATTGATCAGCAAATTCAACAAGGCTTTACCGAAACAACGTTCAAGCCAAAAGATTATATCACTGACGTCGAATATGTGAAAGTGGGTTCGTATAATCAATATATTATTAAACCGGATTGGTTTTATAATGGGCCAGCACCTGAGCCACGTGTCTTTAAACTGGTTTCGACTGGTGATAAAAAGCGTTTGATTTCGAAAAGGATTGCCACACACGCGAACCGAATCGCCACCCAGTATGGGACGAATGTAGTCAGTGATGTCCATTGTGACCCAAAAGATACGTTTGAGATTTTTCGACTGGAACCAGTTTTTCCCATAAAGACCATTCGTCGTAAATCAACGAAAAGTAAATCAACGAAGCGTAAATCAACGAAGCGTAAAAAAACAGCTAATACAAGAAAAACGCGTAAGACGGTAAATCATAGAACGAAACGCCGCAGTTTGACCGCCGCAGATGAAACAACCGTGGCTGGTGGTGGCCGTAAGAAAAAGCGCACCTTAAAAAAACGCTCTAAAAGAAATTAGAGCTCCAGGTTAGTGTATCTAAAAAAAAGACATGACAGAAAAAATATAACATGCTATACAAAGCCAACTTTTTATTTAAATTTGTTTCAGTGCTATTGTGTATGATTGTGACCGCATAGAGTGAGGCAACCGCAATCGCAAGCAGTAAACCTATAATGCTATATTTAAGCCAATCCGGTCGGCCTTGTTTTAAATAAGAGAGAGATAATGGCATCCAAAAGAGCGAGAGAAAGACGATGGCATACAAAGCACGCATGATACTGCTGGCTTGGTCGGGTTTAAGCGCTTGTGTTTTCATTAAATAGTGTAAGACAATCAAAAATCCAAGCGCCGACAAAAACATCGAGCCGATATAATACGTTTTTAATGGTGATTTTATTCGTGCCCACAGATTGGTTATATTTGAGGCATTTTGTTTGGTAAAGTAATAATAAGAATATAAAAGCAGCAGGCCCAATAGGCCTAAGAAAAAAAAGGTGGAGAGATCAATAAATTTCATGTATATATATGAAATTTATTTTATAGTATGACTTCGTTTATAGTATATGACTTCGTTTATAGTATATGACTTCGTTTATAGTATATGACTTCGTTTATAGTATATGACTTCGTTTATAGTATGACTTCGTTTATAGCATACTCCAACTGTCGTGATTAAATGGTGCCATTTCAATCTCATTCAACTTCCCGCGCCAATGATTAACCCTCTCATCAAATTTCATTTCATCTACGGTTTTATTGTAAAAGGGTTTTTCACGCATCCGCTCTGCTTCGCTTTTATCTATATTGGGTTTATATCCAAAACAATTGACACCATATGTCATCTTTGGATCATAAATATAGCCACCGTTAATTCCGGGGCGACCACAATCTTGTTCATGTCCTTTTATTTTTTGTAATTTTTCCCATTTTTCTTTTTGTGTGGGGAACAATGCCATTTGCTGATCGGACCACCCATACGAACACCAATCAGCACCTTTGTCATAGGCCTTACTCATCTCATCATAGTTGGCCAAGCGAGAGCCATAGGCTTTACATACCGCTTTCGCATCATCATAGGTATATTTATTTTCGGGTAAATTAAAAACTTGCTCCTTTAAAACAACATTCAAGTTAATGTCAATATCTTCTTCATATGGATCATCTATATCTGGGTGATTGGAGATAAATGACGCATTCAATGTTTGAATCAAATCAATGCCAAAAATATAGGATACACCGTTTAATAAAAGTAATAGAATAAAAAGCAACCAGAGGGTTGTTTCTATAAATACCTTAAACGTTGAAGCTTTGCCATCTTCATTATTGCCTAAAGAGGAAAATACAAAATAATAAATAATAATTAGAGCGATAATACCAATTAACATCATCGGTTCGATACCAATATATTTGTTATGTAATTTCCTCGTTATTTTATCCATTTCGGTTATAGGTCTATCCGCCATTTCTTTGTATATATTATTTATTTTATTATTTCTTGCGATAAAAAAGACAATACGACTGCGCCGAGATGATATTTTCTTCCTTTATTTCCTGAACCATCGTATCGTTAAAATCATACCATTTGCCATTGGCATTTTTAATATAAGCGGTATAATGGCCACCGTGTGCGCCGCCACCATGATTACATACCCCGAACAAATCATAAACGAACGAAGCAGCATTGTAGCCTTTCACGTATTTGGTAAAATCCGCATTATGGAGTGGCACTTGAATGATATTGTGATTTTTTTTTGTATGCCCATTCCAGCGCTTTAAATCGATAATTAAAACATTTGGTAAACTCCAAAAACTGATACGACGCTGTGCGTTTTCTTTTTTGCCTGTTTTATCATTGAACCACGCATTACCATTGGCTTCGGAGAGTGTTTCTGGCTCACAATACAAATCGAAACAATCATAAAGGGTGGGTGGCGTGGCGCTTGTTGCTGCTGGTAACGAGAGACTCAGCACAGAAAAAGGTTCTGGTGTTGCGCTTAAACTTTCACCGGTGGTAATGGAAATAATTTCCGACACGTGAATACCATAAAATATATTCAACATTTCGGAATATTCCTTTTTATACATATTTTTCATCATGGTGTAACAAACGGTTGCTAATTTATCGGTCTCGGTCTGCATTTGACCACTGATCTGCATTTCCACTTCACGTGCTAAAGCCGTATGAAAAGCATCAATCAGAAAAAGTAAAAATTCTTGGACATCGTTCTGATCATTACCGGTAAATATATCTCGGTTTTTAATATTCGCAATTTTGCGGATGGTTTTGACAAACCCATGTGGCGCCACGGTACAGTTACTACTCCACATCAGCTCACGTAATTTATCCCACTCCAGTAAAATGACCGAATCCGCAATTCGATTGAGCTTTTTCTTATACTCACCTTTTTTTAAAAAATCATTTAATTCATACGTATGCGATAAGATTTGCATACATGAATTCAAATAACAACTGTTGCCTACATTTGTTAGGCCGGTTAAACCTCGGTTCGAATATTCTTGAAAGAGAGATGTAGACATTATAGTTAGACTATTTATATATTATTAATGAATTGTATTTAATATTCTTATTTAAACAATTTCGACATATTTATGCGAGCTATTATTAAAAAATAAACAACGAATGCCTACAAATAAAAAAATCAACCCACCCAAAATAATAAAAGTGTAGATAATAGCCATTATAATTCTATATAATTCTATTTATGTTCTTTATTGTGCTTTGAAGAAACCCGTTATAGCATTATTCCCATTTTTCATATTATTGGTATGACGTAAATAGGGGTCAAATAATAAGGCTTTCACTTCTTTATTGCGTAACGCATCTTCCTTGTCTTTATATTTTTCCGGCTCGGGATAATCACTATGTAAATCTTCTAAGGCCTTTTTCCACGAACGGAGTGTATGACCTTTCTTTTTTTTGAAATCTTTCATCTGTTCCAACACGAGAGCAAAGAGTTGCTGTATCGGTTTCATAATTTGGTTGGTAATATAGAAGGAATAATTGATTTTCACCTGATTTTTATTGGCTCGGATATAGTCAGGCGTTTCAATACGTTCACCTTGGAGTGCTTTCTTGTCTGGATTTTCGATATACACAAAGGGAATACGGTCACCTACACTTGGTTTATTCCCTGGATCACGCCGCCCGAGGCGATCCGCCAACACTTTATGCGCAATTTGATTAGGGTTTTTATAACCCGAACGTAAAGCTTTGGTGATCACGAGTTTATCCATACTGTATTTCTCATCGACCATATTCTGTAGGCACTCTTTCAAGAATTCCGCGGCTTTCTCAATATCATTTTCTTTCATGAGAATATCGATAATACCGCCATAGATATCCTTCACAATCGGCGCATTGTCACGCCGTTTTAATACAATACCCATGGATTTGCGTTTGCCCTTGTAAGCATCATCTTCATAGAGCATACCCACATAGCGTTTCTTGGAGAGTAAGCAGAATGGTAAGAAGGTTTTTTCGTATTCAAGGTCATGTGGATGTTTTAAGAATTTGGAAGCCAATTCGCCGGCTTGTTTGGCCAATTCAATCGTTATTTCTAAGGCCTTTTTGCCAATAATCGGCTGCCCTTGTAAATCTTCGAGATTGAAGCGAAAGAAGACTGAATCCGTATCACCGTAGACATATTCGGCACGGGTCCGGACATCACCATATTTTTTGGTCGGAACCACTGTATCCGCATATGTCTCTTCAATCACTCGCTTCCCGTAGATCAAAAGTTTGCGACCGATCGCCGTCGTCGAAGCCGCACAATCCTTTTCATAAAAGGAACTGGTTTTCGCACCTGTTTGCCCATAGAGCGAATTGGCTGTTACTTTAATACTGAGCTGTCGTTTATCCAAGATGTTCTTCATAAAATCATCTTCGGTTTTTTTAATCTGTGCGCGGGTGGCTTTCCGGGCCGCTAAGAGTTCTTGTAGAATAGCTGGCATGACAGCAGCTTGGCCACGTGGATACTGCGCATAGCGGCATAATTTATAGCCCACCTTGACCTTCTCCATACCCGCTTTGGGATTGCCGTTTTTCCGTTGCCATTTATATGTATTATACGTGATGTCCACATAATCATAGCCGGGGAGTTTATCATAGATATAGTTACCCGTTACAGGATCTTTTTCACCGGTTTCTTCGATGACATTGTTTTGTAAATCATATTCTTTCGTTAAGACCTTACTATCATGTGAGATATTTTCACTAATCATACTAGATGGATAAAGTGAACTATAATCGAGACAGGCCACCGGCGTTTCCAAGTATAAATTACATTTCGGTTCGAGCACGGTGGCGCCTTCATAACCATCATCCGTGAGGGATTTTTCGATGACAGGCATTAGGGTGCCTTTTTCTCGGCATTTTTTCGCAATATAGCTCGTGAGTTTTATACTTTGACCACGCATAACCAGAAAGTCCATAGGCACACTACACAGTGAGGCCATTTCACTATAACCGGTTAACACGTCGATCTTGCGCATGAGATGGTGAACGAGATTACAATCTTGAATACAGTATTTGGCAATAATAGCCCGCTCCTTGGGTCCTTCATTGGTCATACGGAAGATATCCTGTGGCGTCACATCATCTTTGGCTAAACCCCAGCGCACTTTTTTCGTCACGGTGTCAGGTTCTTCACGGCCTTTGATGAGAAAGGTGCCTTTGACACGATCTACCGCATGAACTTCAAATTTTTGCCCGTTTTTGTATTGGTCACTTGTGTGTGCTTCTTCTTCAAAATTGATGAAGCTACCATTCTCGAGGCCTGTTAAATTTTTGCTGTAAATCTTTGTATATCCTTCGCTATCTCCTTGCGAGGTGATATATTCCAACTTTTTCACATCATCACCAATGAAATAGCCCGAGACATAGTCTAATTTGTATTGGCTGAGCTGATAGTCACGGCGGAAATAATTATAGAGATCGATTTGTAAACGACCGGTCATTTTGACGAATTTGATCTCATGTTCACCACTCGCAATCATGATGGTGTTTTCTTCGAGCCCTTCTTTACCAGTCCGCCAATCGCGCTTCAAACATACTTCGTTTTTGTTACGGGAAAGTTTCAAGAAGGCTCGTTCGCAGCCGAGTTCTTTGGCCCGGAGAAACATAAACTGGTAATCAAATCCAAAGATATTGTAGCCAATAATAATATCGGGATCTTCGCGCTGGATTAATTTCGTCCAGGCCAAGAGGACTTCTTTCTCCGTTTTATAGCTTTCAATGACCGCGCCCGGCACTGGATTACATGTATCGCGCGCAATACAATGATTTAGATAGGGTTTTTCAGCACCGTATTTTACAAAGGTCGAGCCAATAAATGTGACATTATCTCCTTGTAACGTGGGGAATATCGTGGTTAAAGTCCGATTCAACTCTACTAATTTCGTCTCACGTGTCGCATCACTATCCGTTAATAAATCGACGATTGTGCCACGTTTTTTATAGGCCTTGGGTTTATTTTTATAGGTCAGCCAGTTTCGGCTCGGTGCTTCCTCTTCACCGGCACCGGCTTCCGTATCGGAATCCTCGCCCACATCCTCATCGCCCTCACCGGACACACCACCCTGTATATCCGTTAGCCCCGCGTCGAGCTCGACATCTGTGGTATAATTTGCCGGTTTGATTTTTATCCATTCTTGGAATTTGGTTAGCACCAACTCTTTCGTCACCGGTTTAATAGGGTAGACCAAATCGACATTCGTTACCGACTGAAAGCCAAAGGCTGCTAGAAGAATCATCTTGATAAAGTCGGGCGCATAATTGTTCTCTTCGGCGCACACATCAATAATATTGGTGGCCAGTTTTTTATAATTTTTAACAGGGAGTGGAAAATCCCCGTGACTACTACTGGCTTCAATATCAAAACTACAGATTTTGTAAGGCACTGGCGTTTCTTTCAATGGGAGTGGAATAATATCCTTGTAATTAATACTGATTTCGTAATCACATGAAGTCGATTTGTTGTGTAGGATTCGTATTTTATTCCGGGGTAGTTCAATCCAGCCCGAAGGACTGATTTCTTTGATATGAAAGAGCCGTAATAGTGGGGGTATTTGTGCTTCGTATAAGATCGTTTTGGTCACAACTCCCGTTTCATTATCGGCATAGAGATAACCCTCGGCATTTAGCCGATAGTCGCCTTGGGCGTTGCCTTTCGTGAACCATAAACTTTTAGCCTTTTTCATCGCGGCTTCATTGCGGAAATTGAATTGGACAAAATTATACTGTTTACCCCCGTCAAAGCCATATAATTTTTTCCGCTGAATGAGTTGGGTGGACACAATCGCTGAACTATGTGGTTCACCCATATTCATTGCGATTTCTTCCACAAATTGAATCTTATCATTTTCGGTCCATGTGTCGCCGACTTTCACATAAAAGAATGGTAGGTAGTTTTCTACGTGAATGCATGCGGTTTTACCTTGTTCATTCACACCGAACATCTGGATACTGAATGCTTTCTGCTTCTGGTCATCATTTTGGTCGTTGATAATGTCGCTGGTTTCAAACGTGAGTAAGCGAAATGAATCGCTCATTCTGGCTAGTATAGTGTAATATATCTATTTACGCTTTAATTCAAATCAATTTTAATTTTATAGTAAAAATTAAAATTTTAATGACGTCGCTTCGACATGGACCCACTACGTTTGGACCCACTACGTTTGGACCCGCTTCGCTTGGACTTTTTTGTGCGCATTTTTCGAGTGGACCCGCTTCGCTTGGACCCGCTTCGCTTGGACCCACTTCGCTTGGACTTTTTTGTGTGCCTTCTCTTTCCACCACCACTCATTTTTTTCTCTACCATATTTTCAACAGCTTTCAGCATATCGGCTTTGACACGGCCACCATTATACTCTGTAAAAATGGCCTTTCCATTATCATAGGTAATAGTGCCAACCGTTGGATAGGCGGAAACAGATAATCCGGTCGTCCCATCAATAAGTGCTTTGACCTCCTTTAATGCTTCTGTTTCCACCGCCACAATGGCTATATTTTGACTACCATGTGTTTTTTTGGTTTCTTCAATTAAGGCTTTCCAATCTTTGGTCATATGTTGGCAATGCCCACACCAGTCGGCATAAAATTTAATAAACATCGGTTTTTTTTCATGAAACATTCTTAATACATCACTGGCTTTTTGCGTAGTAATCTTTTTTGGATCGATAGGAGTTTTATCCCATTCTTTCCCATTCGCTGTAATATGCGCGATTTCAAGGCTTTTTATTGTCATATATACATTATTTAGAGATTAAAATATTTATTTTTATATATATGTTTAAATTGCTTATTATTGGTCTAATGTTTTTATTAGGTTTCTATTTTATCTACCGATCGAATGATATTGAAACCTTTACGGATAATGATTACCATAAAGACTATAAAATTGCCGATAAATGCCCCGATGTGCTTATCCAAAAGGGTAGTGCTTTTTTTCTCTATAATTCTAAACGCGCTAATGTGCCCGGCATAAACCCCATCCGCTTTGAAAGTTTGGAAGAATATGTAGAATTTACCGAGTGGCAACGTAGCCAGGGTATTTTGTGTCCGATTCTCTATTTACAGCATGCTTATGATGCGCAAGGTGAACCCGTTTATAAAGCGCGCCCGAGTCCAACGAATTTACAGGGTGGTCAACCGGATTATGTGATTACGCCTGCGAGTTTTTCAGCTAACACAACCTTAGCCATGAACCAGGCAATAGCCATGAACCAGGCAATAGCCATGAACCCACAACATATTACAAATAGTTCGCCTAATATTATGCCACCGCCGGCCAATGTGCCAATTCAAGGTCTTTGTGCGGAAAATCGCATGAATCCCATTAACGCAAATACTATACCTTATAGTGGTTCTAGCAATATTGAGACTAGCAACACAAATGCTTATCCAGGATTTGATCAACAAAACCAAACGATTGGCTGTAATGGCCCTCTTGACAAAATGTTTAACCAAACGTCAGGCGTTAGTCCGAATCCAATGGACCATAATTGGGGTGGTGTTGAATTTACTGATAATTTAGTGAAGGCCGGTTATTATAAAGGAAATGAAATTAGTACTCGATAGACTTAACTCTTCAAGTGTCCTCCTCTTCTTCTTCTTCCTCTTCTCTTTTGTCCTCTTTTGGTTTCTGTTCTTCCGGTTTCTTCTCTTTTTTAATACCCACCAAGCCTTCGACAACACCCAATTGGAACCTTAATGACCGTGTCGCTATATAAAAGAGTAGGATGGACACGAGACCATATCCAATATATCTATATACTTCATCCATATGCATTATATACTATGTATCGACGTTAATAATCGTTGATTTAACTAAAAACTCATAAATCGCATTGATACAAGGCTTGGTTAATTTTTTTGTTTGCCCATTTTTATTCGTCGTCGTAATCGCATTTAAACTATTCGCGTCCGCTTGTAAAGCAGTTAAAAGTTGTGCCATTGTGCTAAACTTTTGCATTATTGCTGCGGCCGATACGCTACTTACATTTGGTATTTGTGCTAACATGATCTCTCCAATATTTGCCGATGTGATATTATCTTTCTTGATACGTTTGTTAATCACTTCGGCATAACTCGGTTCGCTTATGCCTGTTTCAAGTGCTACATTTGCGCCAGCTTCGAGTGTTTTTGCCAAGTAAAACGGCTTTGCCGTGGGGCCTTCTTTCACCAATTTCAAAGCAAATTGTAGGAGCCATTCGGCAGTTTCCTCTAAATTTACGGTTCGATAAAGAGAGAAGCCTTTAAAAAAACTAATACTGGTCATCGCCGAGAGAAGAGCTTTTTTATCTGGTAACCCTTTGTAAGGTTTGTAAAAGCGTAAATCACCTTCTACTACATAGTAAATTTGGTGATTATGGAGGCTACATTGATTTAAACGATAACCTTGTTCCTTATAACGCCCATCACGAATACTGGCGGCTAAATCGGCTAAACTCTTGCGCTCAATGATGGCCTTCTCTTGTCCTTCCGCATCGCATAAAATAATATCACCCAACGGAAGGTTTTCTGTTACTATTTTTATTTTATCATCTTCCTTAACTAGACCTGTCAAAAGTTGTATCAACTTCATCTCTCGACAATCAATTTTAATAAGCATTTTTATTCAATAATGTTTATTAAAGAGTTATGTTTAAATTCTTTTTTAGGGGCTTGCCCACCTTAGCAACGCGGTCTAACTACAAGTCCACCCACAGTAGTTCCACATACTATATTTCTATTAATAAAATCATATGCCGTCGGACAAAGGCATCCGATTCTTTGGCGGTAAACTCCGCTGATAGTTGAATCTAACCCGATGGTTGGCGGTAAGCCTTGTTTCTTGGGACCACCCATTGTGTTTGTTCGGTTTACTAACGAATTTAAATTACGTCCACGACCATTCATAGTTCTTCCTCCGACCATTTTATATAATATACGCATATTTTATTGCTTCGTAGATATTTTATTTAAATTATTGGAAAAAGATTTAAATATAATTCTTTTAATCTAAATATAAATCAATATGGCTGATCAATATAATGATACTATCCAGAACGATGATCTAAAGTCTATTCTACAGGATGGTGATGTCACGAAATGTGGTGATAATTTAATTTTCAATCCGTTTAACAATGAAAATACCGAGATTACATTGAACGATGTTCAATCTATTCTTAATCGTTATGGCATCAAAGCACCGGTCCATAACCTGGAACTTTATAAACGTGCCTTCATTCATAGTTCCTATACCAAGCGGTCGCAGCACGAGAATTTAACTAACAATATTACCATTATGCCATGTCCGGCCGATTGCCTACCACTCAAAACCAAATCGAATGAACGCCTCGAATTTATTGGTGATGGCGTTCTCGAATTGATCACAAAATATTATCTCTATCGCCGTTTTCCTAAAGCCGATGAAGGCTTTATGACCGAAAAAAAAATTGCCTTAGTTAAAAATGAACATATCGGTAAATTGGCTTATGATATGCACATCAATAAGTGGCTCATCATTTCGAAATATGCCGAGGAAAAGAAGATACGCACTAATTTGAAAAAACTTGGTTGTTTATTTGAGGCATTTATTGGCGCGCTTTTTTTAGACTTCAATAAGATTTCTGTATCGGATGATGAAGGCTGGTTTAAAAATGTCTTTGTGACAGGCCCCGGGTTTCAGATGGCGCAAATTTTTGTCGAAAGTGTCTTTGAAACACATGTCGATTGGACCAAAATTATTAATACCGATGATAATTTTAAAAATATTCTCCAAGTGAAGATTCAGAAAGAATTTAAAACAACGCCGGATTATCTTGAAATCAGTCATCATCTTGAGCAAGGCTATGAAATGGGTGTCTATCTGTGCCTCGGTAAACCTATTCACCAAATGAAATTGGAAGCGAGTGTGCCTTTTCAAAAGTATGGCTCTTTCCAAAAAATACATGAAGAATTAGCTCTAAAAGGCAGTGTGTTTGTATTTCTGGGTAGCGGGATCCATAAAATAAAGAAAAAAGCGGAACAAATTGCGAGTGAAGTTTCCATCGGCACTTTTCACGGAACAAGTTCAAAAGTGCCGCAAAATCCTTAAAGCCACTTTTGGGAAAAGTGCGGCTTAATAAAATTATAGTTTACATAAAGTTTAATTTCTATATTAATAATACAATGTTATTATTCGGTTCATATTTGATCGTGCTTGTATTTTCAATAATAATATTTTACGCTTTGATGAAAGAAAGAGAAGAATTAGGATGTTATCGTTTATCTATTGGTCGTCAATGTATAGATGAAGAAAGTGTTTATTTGAAAAATACAAAAGTTGAACCAGGTGATACTTGTACAGACTTATATGAAAGAATGGAATCGATCCTAAGTTATCATGAAAAAGCCGGTGTATGGAGAAGATGTTTACTGTTAGCAGTATTTATTGTTCTTTTGGTATATATTGTTTATGGTATAAACCATAAATTAAATAACATTAATCAATATGCCCTCTTGATTTTAGTAATATTTACATTACTATATTTTTATCATAATTATATAAACTACCATCATTTTAGAAATTTAAAACAAAATGGCATTGAAAATTTACAATTAATAAAACAAAAGTGTAATAAAAATTAAGCGTTATTAATATATATTTTGAACTTGTTCAGTCAACCGATTTTAAAAAGTATATATTATATAAGAATATGGATGCTCTTTTAGCTAAATTAAAAATAAATAATCCACCGGTTGTAAAACAACAATTTGAAATAAAAATTAGAGGGGCTCCCGCAAATGAAAGGGCTCCCGCAAATGAAAAAGGCCCTGGCATTGAAAAAGGCCCTGGCAATGAAATGGGCCCCCGAACGGTAAATATTCGTGATGAATCGAAAAATATTAATTTTGATAGAGCTACTTATTTGAAAACTTTTGTTAAACCAAAATTTGTGAATACAGAAGGGCCTGATCCGCTTGTGCCTGCTCCGCTTGTGCCTGTGCCTGCTCCGCTTGTGCCTACTATTGAAGAACCGGTCCCTGTAAAAATAAAGATAAAAAAAACTGTAAAAAAGACACTTATAGAAAAGCCCGCTGAGCCACCAGTTGTGCCCGAGCCGCCAGTTGCCCCGGCGGAGCCGCTTGAAAAAACCCAGAAGATTACGGTTCGACGAACCAAAAAGCCACTGACCAGTGTCGCTATTAAAGAAGGACCTTTTACCATGGTTACCATCGGTGATGCGACAATTGATGAGCGCTTGAAAAAACGGAATGAAGCACCATTCACTATTTCGGCCTCTGCGTATTACATGAATAACCGGGAATTTTTTATTAATTTTATGGCATCGTTATTCAATGACTATAAAAAAGATTTAGCCAAAGAAGCCGCAAAACCAGCTACTTGTCCAGGTGAAGATGATGTTAACGATTTTTCTTTAATGACCCATCAGAAAATTGTCCGTGATTATTTAAATCTCTATGCGCCTTATCGTGGCTTACTTCTTTATCATGGGTTAGGTTCCGGCAAAACCTGTTCTTCTATTGCGATCGCCGAAGGCTTAAAAAATGCCAAACCTATTATTGTGATGACACCGGCCTCCCTCCAGGTGAATTACCGGGAAGAATTAAAGAAATGTGGTGATGAACTTTACAAGAAAAATCAATATTGGGAGTTTATTTCGACCAAAGGTCCTGGCGCAAATACCGACCTGGTGGAAACCTTATCCCAAGTTTTATCCCTTTCCACCGATCATATCCACAAAAATGGTGGTGCGTGGATGGTGAATATGACGAAGCCGAGTAATTATGATCAACTCTCGGCTATGGATAAACTGAAATTGGATGCGCAAATCGAGCAAATGATTTCCCATAAATACCGTTTCATTAATTATAACGGGTTAAGTCTTAAAAAGCTGAATGAACTCACCAAAAACAATACTAGCAACCCATTTGATAATACGGTGGTCATTGTCGATGAAGCTCATAATTTAGTGAGTCGGATTGTTAATAAACTCGGGAAGAAAAAAGCCAGCATTGGTTTAACACTCTATCAGCTATTAATGAAAGCCAAGAATGTAAAAATTGTTTTGCTATCGGGTACCCCGGTTATTAATTACCCCAACGAAATCAGTATTCTGTTCAATATATTACGTGGCTATATCACCAGCTGGTCGTTTAAACTCGATATCCTAGCGGATCGGCAAATTAACACGGCCTATCTTCAATCCCTCTTTAAAAGTAGTATCCTGGGTGGGAATATTTTGGATTTTATGGAATACAAACCTGCTTCCACCACACTCGTCATTACGCGTAATCCATTCGGCTTTGTGAATAAAACCGCTGCGAAAGACAATACATATATGGGTGTAAAACTCGAGGTGGGTGAACGCGGTGAGCTCAGTGACGATACATTTATTACACTGGTGACGGCTATTTTGAAGAAAAATAACATCAAGATCCAAACGAATGGTATGGCTACGCAAGAATACAAAGCGTTACCGGATACGCTCGATGAATTCAAGAATAATTTTCTTATGGAAAGCGGTGAACTGAAAAATATGAATATGTTTAAACGACGTATTTTAGGATTAACTTCGTATTTTCGCAGTGCACAGGAAAGTTTGATGCCACGCTACAAAAAAGAAAATCCCGCGGACTTTCAAGTCATTAAAATCCCAATGAGTGATTTTCAATTTGCGGTCTATGAAGAAGCACGCGTCCAAGAGCGTAACCAAGAAAAGAAAAATGCGCAAAAAAAGAAATTGAAAAAACCCGGCGTTGGCGATTTATATGAAAATACCACATCCACATATCGAATTTTTTCCCGAGCCTTCTCGAATTTTGTTTTTCCACGACCGGAAATTGTTCGGCCGATGCCCGACAAAAAGGAACGCAAAGGGGAAGAAGCCGGCTTAGCGGAAGCAGTTGAAAGTATCAATGAAGATAAACTCGATGCGATTTCCAATAAAGAAAAAGCTCAACGTGACGAAGCATTTGATGAAGAAGAAGGTGCGGATGAAACAGAGACCGAAATTCTATCTTACAAGGACCGTATTCAAAATGCGCTCCAGAATTTGGAAAAGAATGCGAAAAAATATCTCACGCCGGCGGGATTACAAGTATACAGTCCTAAATTTCTTCATATCTTAGAAAACCTTCAAGACCCCGATCACGAAGGCATTCATCTGATTTATACACAATTTCGTGCACTCGAAGGTATTGGTATTCTCAAGCTGGTGCTCGAAGCCAATGGTTTTACCCAATTCAAAATCAAAAAAGCGGGGGAAAACTGGGAGCTAGCCATCCCCGAAAGTGAGGCCGGGAAACCCACGTTTGCGTTATACACGGGCACGGAAAGTCAAGAAGAAAAAGAAATTATCCGCAATGTCTTGAACAATGCGTGGAAATACGTGCCAGAAAACATTGTCCGAAAACTCAAACAGATTGCGCCGAATAATAATTTGGGTGAAATCATAAAAGTATTGATGATCACTTCGTCCGGCGCCGAAGGTATTTCCTTGAAAAATGTGCGCTATGTCCATATCACTGAGCCCTATTGGCACCCTGTGCGGACGGAGCAAGTCATTGGGCGTGCACGCCGTATCTGTAGTCACCAAGGTTTACCCCCTGCTTTACGCACTGTGAATGTGTTTCTCTATCTGATGGTTTTATCCGAGAAACAAATACAGGGGGCGGAGACCATTGAATTGCGATTGAAAGATGTAAGTCGTAAAGATAATAAAACACCGGTTACTACAGATGAAGCAATCTATGAAATTGCGACTGCTAAAGAAGATATCACCAATAGTATTCTCCATTCAGTTAAAGAGGCCTCTATTGATTGTGCGCTACATATCAAATCGAATGCCAGTGAAAAACTCCAATGTTTTAGTTTTGGCTCTAATAATCCGGCGAAATTTGCATATGATTTAGCGATTGAAAATGAACAATCGGATGCGATTGCGGAACGGAACAAAAGAGAGAAGAAAATTAAAGCCGAAGTGATCGACCTGGGCGGCACTAAATATGCGTTTAATCCGGAAACCAAAGAAGTGTATGATTTAGACAGTTATAAAGAAGGAAACCCTTTGAAAATTGGTGTTCTCATTAAGCTGCCGGATGGACAAGTTAAATTAGACATGATTTAATTTCTCCAGAGAGATTATAAAGAATGGCATCAGGTGAAGAAGGTTATCACTATGGTTATTTAGATTCGCATAAAGATGCGAGTAAAGATCGATTCGCCGCATTCCTTGTAACCGATTTTAATAGGAGTAAATATAAGCAAGCTGAATTACTTAATTATCAAATGATGGCGACTGAATTATATAATAAAGCAAAGGCAGAGGGTGATAAACCAAATATATCGCGGTTCGACTATATTTTATATAATATTAATAAACAACTCGGGAAAAAATCTCAACGCAGTCCCGTCCAGCAAAGACCTCCTACACTCCACCGTGCTAGCCGCAGCCGCCGTCGCAGTCGCAGTCGTAGTCCAACTCAACGTCGCCTCGGTAGCCGCAGCCGCAGTCCAGTGCGAATAAGTCTCAGTGGCGGCAAAAAAACCAAAAAACATAAAACGAAGAAACATAAAAGAAAATAAATTACGAATGTTATTAGTTAACCACCACCGGTAAATGATCGGAGCCATAGGTTTGAAATTGTTTCACCGGATCACCTTGTAAAGGATTCATGATATGCGCTAAATGATGTTTCAGGTCCACACCTTTGATCAGGATATTATCGATACACATTTTGCGTTCAATATAATAACTCAGTGCTTGATTCAATATTTTTAGTCCACCGGCTTTAATCGCCATGTATAACATGGATGGCTTTTTCACATTATAATGTTCATTAAAATCCCCCCCGATGATGACGGGGGCATTTTGATTGTTATGAAGCAAGAGCTCGGCGAATTGCTTATGTCGCAGATCTACAGAGAGATCGTCTAAATGAATATTGAAAATAACAAAGGGCTGCTTTTTATAAAGACAGTGTAGACCGAGACCAAATGTGAGTGAAATTATCGGTAGGGACGTGGGTAGTTGGAATAGCGTTTTACGTAATAAAATAACATTTCCACTCGCGCCTTGTTTATTTTGCCATTTTATATTTTTGCCCCGCACGATATGATGGGTCAGTTGAAATGTGTGAAGTAGCACTTTGTATTCACTTAGCATGACTTCTTGGAGTAGCAGAACATCCATATCCATCGCGGTTAACGTGGTGATGATTTGGGTTTGGCGCTGCTTGCGGTTCAATAATAGCTCCGGCGGAATCATCGGATAATAACGTTTCTTTATAAATTCATCTGCCAAAATGTTCCATGAGAGAATTTTCATATTATACTATATAAAGAAATGAAACATACCCATAAGAGCTTTAATAAAGCGATGAGGAAAAAAACACAGAAAAAATATAAAGTAAATCGCACATGTGGTATTCCACCGCAGGACAAGGAAATCACAGCTGTCATTGAGAAGCGGTTGATAAAACAAAATCTGACAACGTTGCGTAAGCATGCTAAAACCGATATTATGCCAGTGTTGAAAGCTGATGCGTATGGCTATGGGCTGCGCGAGATGGCTCAGTTAGTGCGAAGCCTGGGTGTAAAATATATTGGTGTGGCGACTCTCGGGGAAGCGATCTATTTACGCAATAATGGTGATCGCGGCCGTATTTTAGGTTGGCTTTATGATATTGCCGGTCAAGATTTCAAAGATGCTTTACACCTGGATCTAGATATTGCGATTTGCGATGAAACGATTATCCCACAATTTATTCAAATGATCCCGCCTGGCAAGAAAATTAAAGTAACTATGTTTGTCGATACGGGTATCAACCGGGCTGGCATTCCTTATGAGAAAGCTTTACCTGCTTTTGTGGCGGTGAAGGCGTGTCCACAAATCGAACTGGTGGGTATGATGTCGCACCTCATCTGTTCACAAATTAAAAATAGTCCTATTGTGAATGAACAATTACGGAAATTTCGCGAGTTGCGCACACAACTGGCAGCGATTGGTATTGTGCCACCCTTAGTCCATATCGCCAATACACTAGCCTGTTTAAATTATGATGTGTCGGATTTTACATTGGCGCGGTCAGGTGGTGGTGTCTATGGTATGCCCAGTGATCGACTTCATAAAGAATTAAAACCGGCTATGACTGTTTCTTCCTATATTATTCAATTGAAAGATGTGGAAAAGGGACAAGGGATCGGCTATGATTGGAAATATACGACGCCGCGTAAAATGCGGATTGCGATTGTGCCGGTAGGTTATGCGGATATCTTGCCAAGGAATGCTTCACTAAAAATGTATGTCTCTATCAATGGCACAAAACGTAAGGTGCTTGGATTGATTAGTATGGACCAAATTGTGGTGGAATCGAAAGAAAAAGATAAACTCAATGATGACGTTTATTTTTTTGGGAAGGGTGACCATACCATTTATGATTTGGCGAAATGGAGTAATTCGTCGGCTTATGAAATATCATGTCATACAGGCGGACGTGTGCGGCGACTTTACAAGTGATAACAGCTGTCGCAAGTGATAACGGCTGTCGCAAGTTATAACAGCTGTCGCAAGTGATAACAGCTGTCGCAAGTTATAACATGTTTACTCTTCATCCAACTCCGGATGCTTACGGTAATCACATTCACATAAGAATGTCTTTAATAGCTCTTTAAAATTTACTATGATATGAATAATAAACATTGTATTTATAAATAATGCCACCAGTCGAATAAAATGTATTGGGCAGACATCCACACAAATACTCGTGAGCAAATGACCGACGACTTGAAACTGTATTATAACTACATAAGTCGTGGTGGAAAGAGTGAACTCGTATACACATAACATTCGCGCTTCAGGTTCTGTTAACGGTTTACTAATGATGGTTTTTGCATAAGTTTGTATTGTTTTTTTCAAGCAGCAGTCATCCATTAAAATATAAGAATCATCTTCTTCCGTTCCCATACTATTGGTCATGTTAATATCTCTCTGAATAATCTTTATGTTGTTTATATTTCTCCGCATAAATTTATACAGTTTGCCGGGATTTAAGTAATTCTAAAAGCTCATTTTGTTTCGTTAGAATCTCTCGTAACAGCGTGATTACTTCTTCCTGCGGCGCGGTATCTTTCTTCTTTAAAAGTGCCATGAAATTGTTATTATCAAGGGTGTCTTCTATTGTTGCTACGTTGTTTGCGGTGGCTACGTTGTTTGCGGTGGCTACGTTGTTTGCGAATGCTATGTTATTAGCGAACGCTACCTTTTTAACCTTACTTTGGTCCTTGATATCTAGTTGAATACTTTCACCTATTTTTAATTTTACCGCTTCAACCGCTTTAGTATCGTTAACTTTAGTATCAGTAACTTTGGCATCGTTAGGTGTTTGAATCCATTTGGTAGCTGCTTCTTTATCCTGTGATTTTAACACCATATTTAATTGCTTCTCTCTTAATGCGATTTGCTGGGCTAATATTTTATCCATCTCACTGCCAATCGGTGAATCCAAACTATCAGAAAAATCGATTTTATCCGGGACTGGCGTAGTATTAAAATTATCAAATTCCTTTTTTTTATTATTGAGTTCCATCTCAAATGTTTTTTGTCGCTGTTGGGAAATCTCCGAAACATTATAGCCTAATGTTGTTTCCTCTACACTTTTCGTTTTGTATTTGTTCAACTCACTCAACATTTCCGTAATAATAAGTTTATCTAAATTCACCAAATTGTCTGCGGCGGTGATTTGTGACGATATCATTTTAATTTTCCCCTCAAACGTTTCTTGTATGAGCGCGGCTTTATTCGCGGGTATCGAATTAAACGCACCATCATCACCTAGCAATTTCCAAACAAGACCTTTATTTTGTGATGATATAAACTTGGCATACACTTCGTTCATACTATAAAAATGTGTTAATTTTTATATTATTTATATTAAATATCATTATTAAAATAGCGATCACGCATTTTCTCCATTGCTTCGTCGCTTATTTTGGTATTTTTGAAAAAACTATATGGATGTTTATCTTTAATCATTGTAATAATCAAGTATAAGGAATACATTCCACACTCTGTATTACCTTCTTGATGGACAAATGGCGCATTTTGATCCAACGTTAGATCAATTCCTAATTTCAAAGCCTGTGAAACAACCCGGTTACAGAATTTTTTCACTTCTGGCGGCATTTTGGTGCCATTGCTGTCAAAAAAGAAAATAAATTTTTTCTTCAAGTTGATAAAAAGCGAAATCCAATGGGCCCCACTTTTATCGTGTGGATCGGTATTAAAAATAATACCGATTTTACTAATACCATCTTTAATAAATTTTCCAATCTCAAAAGTACATAAATCATCCCATACACATTTATCATTATAGATATGTTTATCAAAATCAATTGGCGTCGGTCCAATAAAACGAAAACATGGATACGCGTGCTCATATTGCTTCATGACCTTTTCGATATCGGTGCTATTCAGCCATGTGTTGTGATTTTCTTTCCATTTTAACGGCGATTTGGGCGCAAAAGTATAGGTCAATAATTCTTCGTTTAAATTATTTTCCATGAACTTTTGTTTTAACCAACACGCTTCACTATGGCACGCATCTTCCATTTTATTTTTTAAACTGTTCCAAATTTCTTTGGGATCGCCACTTTCGATGGGCAAATCCATATGCCGTTTATTCCACAGATCTCTCATTTTAAACAGGGCTTCTTTACTATAACAACTAAAATTCTGTATTTCATTGTTATTTTTTGGCGCACATTGGGCTTTGGTAAATGTGCTCCCACCTTTGCTGCGTCTATGCTTGCGCTTTCCGCTATGCTTGCGTTTATGTGAATGACTATGCTTATGTGAATGACTATGCTTTCCGCTATGCTTGCGCTTATGTGTTTTATTTTTTCGAGTTTTTCCACCTTTCATACTATAAATCATACTTTAAATTATACTATAAATTAGTTAGAAAAATCTTCTATCCTATTTTTCTATTTTTTTCGCTCTATGCGTTTTTTTCGGAGGAACACCTTTTGTTTTTAAATCCGTTGTTTTTAAATCGATCTCCATTTTCAATGGAATAATACGCATCTCGTTCGCGGAGAGATCTTGTTTACTAACGACATAATTATCTAAATTCGCAACTGTAATCGTTTTTCGGGTCATTAGTTCATTTGCTTCATCGAGTGTGAATAGTTGTGGGCCAGCAAGTGTATTCAATAGATCTTCGGGGGATAATTCACCTTCCGTATCAGGCGATTCGCCGGATTGTATAGCATGTATATGCTGACTTTGTATATGCTGACTTTGTATATGCTGACTTTGTATATGCTGACTTTGTATAATATCCTTTTTATCTGTCATTTCAAAATAACGAATCGCCGAATTTACAAACAATGTATGTATTTCCTTAATTTCCGTATTCACCGGTTCGGTCGGATCCTTCATTAGATCTTTAAAGAGTGAAACAATACGTTTTCGGTAAAATTTTATTTCTTCCTTATTGTCCGGTGGGTTACATAAATTCTTTCGTTGGAGAATATTAAAATAATGTGGATTGGTAAAAAAAATCAAAGAAGCATTGTCCGCAATATTCATTTTTTCACTGGTTGTCAGCGGTGGTCTTACATCTGGTTCTGTCTCCATTTACACTATAGTATGGTTTTTATACTATAATGTAAACGTTATTCACGTTAAATCTTTTATTTGTTGGCGTGTACAATTCTCAAAAAAATTCACACCTAAATCCTTGTGGCAAGGATTAAATTCATCAAATGTATCTTTGGTAAAAAGTCCTGGAAATGGCTGTTGTGACGGCGTCACCGGGATTTGAACTTCATATAAATCGCTATTTTTGCTCGGAATATACAACCCTTGTCCTGCGCCCTTTTGTAAAGCAAAAAACTGATTGCGCAAGCGTGATTCATTGTTAATATTTGAAGCGAAGCCACTCCAAGGTCCCTGTGCTGTGCCTGGGTTAAATGTCGTCCCTATATCATAAGCCGGGATTGCTTGAATAGGTGTCTTACTCTGTTCGTGTCTATCCACAATGGGCATTTTGGCATATTTACTGGAGATCGGCCTGATATCAAATTGTGGCTGTAATTGACCGGACGGCATATTGCGATGAGCCATCCGTTGGTTTAATTCTTCTGTGCGTTGATTACCGGGTCTGATACGTTCCATAATATATATTTGTTATATATTTATTTACTTCTTATTTATTATAATGGCGGATTGATTTGACTCGGCGATATCGTTTTTTCCGGGTCGTCGGGTTTCGGTCACACTTTAAAAAATCTTCTAAATTCGCTAAAAGTTTTTTACTAACAATCTTATCTACATTTTTTTCTTCTTCACTTTTTTTTAAAATCATATAATTGTATTGTCGCATAAAAGTAACAATCTGATTTACAAAACTGGTCTGGGTTATTTGTGTATTATTTTTCGTGAGCACCGCCTGATAATACCTGTTCGCCATTTCTTCAAATGGTATAGATACACGATAGGGTTTGATATTGATATAATATACATTTTCGACATCCATCAAAGGGTGATACAAATCGTCGATAAAACATATTTCCGTATTGGCAGGGATATTCGTACAGCGAATGAGATCAGTTACACTTTTTTCATGACTCGTGCGATTGGGTTCGATCTGTTTACCACGGATTTTATAAGCTGCGATGATATGATCAAATACTTTGTAACCATTCTTATGACTCATATAATCACTTAACATGGTCACCCAACTTTTCAATCCTTGATTATTCGTATAAATAAAAAGCTTGTAACAATTCTTGCGTAATCTTTTCTTATGTAAGACGTCTAAGATGCGTAACATTTCGGGTCGAAAGACTTCTGGAAACACATCTAGCATTTCAAAAAATTTATCAGCAAATAAATTATGGCCATAAAATTGTTCGAGAGCGTCCCAGAAGATCGAAATTTCTGTAAAATAACCTAACGTTTCATCCAGGTCAAATACAACGATCTTTTCTGCGCTGGGTTTTTTAACTTTCATTTTAACCAGTTGTGTATTAATATACGATAATATATTTTTCGAATAAAGCAATACGGGAATTCCCGTGAGAATTAAGATTTCTAAAATATAAGTTGTAACTGTATTTTTAATAGAATGTAAGAGTACCCAAAAGTTGAACATTTTATATCTACTATTTATAGCTAATATATATAAAATGAATTCACGAAGAAAAAATAAAACAATGAAATTAAACCCAACGGATTACAAAAACATATTGAAATTTTATAAAATTGATACGTCCGGCTTATCCACTAAAGCCATCAAAGAAAAAGCGGAACATTATTTGGCTGTCAAGCTGTGTAAATGTATAAAGAATATAAGTATGAAAAAAGACCCAAAGAATGAAAAACGCGCAATTTCTATTTGTTATAACAGTGTCTTGAAGAAAAAACATGTGAAAGTATTTAAATTTGAATGTAAAAAAACAGTAAAATTATTACCTAAAAAAGGCACGCGGAAAATCTTTGTTGAAAAGTTAGGCTTATAGTATATTAATAATGGTGCCACGGATTTACTTGATTTTAGTATCGTTGCTGATTTTTCAAGTGCTTTTGCTCTTGGTAGCAGGAATGAAAGGCTTCCATAAGTATTTTTTATTGAATGAATTGAATTTATTGGAGCGCTATGGTGCCGGTAGTTGGGTGGTCATCACAGGGGCATCTAGTGGGCAAGGCTATGAGCTGGCCCTCGCTTTCGCGGAACGTGGGTTTAATCTCTTACTCATTGGCTCGAAGCGCACTGCGGATACTATTAGTGAGCTAGCAACACTCTATCCGGCCATAAAAACCAAAGTGATCTATAAAGATTTCCGACAAGCCTTTCAAGATGATTTCTTCCAAGACATTGAAGCGGAATTTCAAGTGCTGGGCGAGGATTTAGCCATTCTGATAAATAATGTGGGGCACCGAGTCGGTTGGAATCCCTATCATGAAATGAAAGCGGCTTATATTCGCGACGTCATTGCGACCGGCACAATAGTTCAAAGCCGGTTAACACATATGGTTATACCGAATTTCCTGAAGAGGGCGGGCACAAGCACCGGCTCTGAAAGAAAGAGTGCCCTCATCAATATTACCGCTCAATGTATGCATCCGAATTTTCTCTTTGGTGTCACCCTATCGAATGAAATCAGTGTGCCTTATTTAAGTGTCTATGAAGCGGCGAATGCGTTTGGCTTTTACCAAGCGAATTCGATCTATAAAGAATATCAAGGGCAATTTGATATCTTGAATATTACACCCGGTGCGGTTATTACGAAAAACACGGAATGCTTGACGGGTACCATGTTTCATGTGTCCAGTTCGACGTTTGTGAAACAGATTCTGAAAATGATTGGGCAGGTCCAAGGTGAAACTTGCGCATATTGGGGCCACGCGCTTTCTACATATATGATTAATATAATGCCGTTGCTGAAAGAGGGGATGCTAAAAAAAGTAGGGCAAACCATTGCGGCAGATTTTATGGGGAAGGTGGCAGCAGCTGAAGGGATGGATGATAAGTATTTAGTTGGCACCCCCTAAATATTTTAGTGCCGACAAAATAACTGCTTCTTGTTCACTCAATTTTTGAAAGAGCAGCACTTCGGACATGTTGAGTTGAAAAAGCATGTTCATTCTATTTTTACATTTTACCTGAATGTCCCCGTTCACTTCTTTAATATCACACACGATCCCACCATTAGTGAGTTTAATGACTGCCGGGTTTTTTAAAGAAATCCAGCGCACATAACTCCCGAACCGCAAATCTTCCAATGTATTCACACACCGATACGGTTTTAGTTTTTTGTTTAGGGACGATAATTCGTCTCTGGATAAATTCAATTGTTGAAGGAGATCATTTTTCTGTTTAGCGATCGTAGCATAATCTAAATCCACGACAGCTTCATTGTTCTCATTGTTTAAAGCATGTAAGAGATGATGAATATCCATTTGATATAGGTGCGTAGATATATATAAACATAGCGTCACGTATGTTTATATACTTTAATTACTAATAACCGTTTTCATGATGGCTGGAAATGTTATTGGATAAGTCAACCCGGTTAGCGCACCTAATGTCGTATAACCAATCATGTTTGTAAACACGGACAGCGAATCTGCTTTCGTCTCACTGTTAAAATTTTCGACTAACCCGGATGAAAAGCCTATAGCAGCTGTAAAGGGCACTATACCATAAAGACTCTGGCGATATACTTGGAAAATTCTATTAACGGTGGACATTTTATTTTTATTATTGTATACCATTTAAGTATTATTCATATAAAATCATATTGGATTTATAACGTAAATGTTTGAGACTACAGGTTTCGGCCAAGAGGCCACCATTTACATAAACACCATAATTATGAGAAATCTCATCATTTTCTAACGCAAGATGCCAGACGGTATAATGACCACCTGAATTCCAAGGTTCCGCACGCTCATCTACGCAAGCCATTAATCTATATTTATTTTCTGTTATGAAAATTTCACCGACTTTTTCTATAATCGATTTGCGTTGTTCAGGTGTGAGATAATCTACAAGAAGGGAATGACAGCCGGTAATGTATAAATCACTGGTAAGCTCTGGATAGTTTGATGGTGAACATTTATAAAGACGATCCGTTATTCGATCGTTATTATCCGGATTCTGAATTTCATTTTTTCCAATGAGTTCAACCTTTTTATAGCCACTAGAACCGGTTTTTACTAAATTTCCGACACGCAAATCTTCAATTTTAACGGCTGTTTCGTTTCCATCTACTTGACATAGAATAGTGGTGCCTTCTAAAAAACAGGGATAAGCAGAATATAAACCAAATAAATTAAGAAGATAACCATTCGAATCCGTCATAGGAAGTGTATCGCCATTATTATATACGATACTATAGATTGGGTCAGATGAAGGAAGTAAAAATGTACCTCCGCCTGGTAAAATATAAAATACTCTCGCAATTTTCCAAGCAGTAATTGAATAAATTAAAGAGTTAAATACAACTGGTTGATACCCAACAATATACGCGGTTGACCCACTTGTACTGGTTCCTGTACTGGTTCCTAATCTAGCATTTGCGCCATTTAAATAATCGAATTGATTTAAATAATAAGTAATAAGAGGCGCCATATTTTATAATTATTCAATATTATTATTCAAGATAATTCTACATTTTTGTAAACACAACGCTAAAGAAGCGCCACTATGAATAGGATTTTCTTCATCAACCGAACTAGAGATATCATTCAATATGTTGTCATCACAAAACATAAACCCGCTCGGATTATTGAAGTTTTTAATATAAGTAATCCATTCTGGATTTGATTTCACAACATTTAAAGTGCGTTGAACAATTTCTTCAATTGCGTTTACGGTGGTGCTTATGTTTCCTGCTGCGCTTATGTTTCCTGCTGCGCTTATGTTTCCTGCTACGCTTATGTCTGCCATTTATTATACTCCTTACCTTAGTTGTATTTATATGTTTTCAAAATAATAAATAAAAAAATTGATTAGAATTTGGGTATAAAAATAACTCTTATATATTATCTAATCTTAAAGATGACGACTGGCCAATTTGTTTTACAAATCGTTGGAATTACCGAAGGCAAACTAGTGAGCCGCCCTTCTGCTAAATATCCATTCATCGAAGGGCTCTCCGATATTATAATTTTAAAAGATAAGCGAGAAATGGTAGCACATACACCTTCACTGGGCTGTGATGGTTTGGCTGAAAGTGGCCTGGATATCTTTGTGGCTCCATGCCCGCCGGATGAAGATGATAATGCCATACTCATGGCTATGAATGGCGATACATTTACCCATACTATCTTCTTATCTATCTTTCGCGAAATCAATGACCGGAAAAATTTACCGAAACAGCCCAAGCCGCCGAAGCAACCCAAACCTGAAAAGAAAAAAGCCGTTCAATATAAAAAAAATAGTGATGACCCGGATACCATCGTTGTAAAGAAAGAGGATTCAGATGATTCCGATCTGTCAGATGACGACGATGATGACAACGAGCAATTCATCGCCATTAACCCAAAAATTGCCATCGAAGTGATGGAAAGTGCTATTGAAAAGCATCTGATGGCCGCTTTACCCCCGGTGAAACAATTCAAACGAAATATTGAAATAAAGTTAGAAGGTAAAGTGGATTCGACCTTTAGCTTTGTCGGCTTTTGTACCGATGGCGTGCCTTTTATTATGGAAGTCCAGAATGTCCCTTTCGCTGATTATACCCACGGCAACCGTCAAAAAGAAGAAAACATCAAATATCGATTCAATGCCAAAACCGCTTATTTTCCCGGGAACGCCTGTAAAAATACCAAAGAAATGGTTAAAAAGATTAGTGATTTAACAACGATTAAAAAGGAATCCATCACGCGCTGTTTATTGGGGTATGTTATCGAGCGCACTGACATTGATCGCTTTGAATTTTCCGCAACAAATCACGAGTATCGTATGGCCGTCCGAAATGCGGTCGAGCACGGGGTTGGTGTAGTGCCACTCGTCGTGAGTTGGACACGCGAAGGAGTCGCTTTCTTTGTGACGGATGAATTACCCGTTGTTTATCCTGGTTTGTAAATAAATATATGATAAATATATAACGTAAATATATGTATCATACGTATGATTTTGACATCCTTTTGATTTATTTTTTTATCGCGTTTAATTCTGATCTTCTTTTAAACTATCTCTCTCGCCAAACATATGCGCCTGCCCCTATTCGCGCATTAAAGATCTATTTTCTGCGGCAAAGTATAAAAAATTCGCATTTACGTGATTTCGTTTCGGCTGCGAATGCGGGTCTTACGATTGTGCTAGCTATCTTGGTTACTTTATTTTTAGCTAATTTATTTTTTAAAATGGGGCATCCACGTTCATTACCGCAATTGTTTCGTTTTTTGTTTATCGCTTTTCTGGTCGGCTATCTTATGGATATTGCGATTTATAAGACGCAATTGTTTGGGCCGACGTTGAATCCTTTTTACAAAATTGCGGGGGCCGGGTTTTGGGGCGCTATGGCATTTATTTTTTCAATTTTGGCCTCTTATAGCATTTTAAAATTGAGCGTGTGTTAAAAATATTTTTAAATTTTCTAATGTATAATAACTATAAAAAATGGATACCGTAACGCCAAAAAAAGAAATTAAAAAATATACAAAATTTTGCGGTGATGTAAAAATAGTTCCATTATTTACCTGTTCTGGCCCGTGTCATCAATGTAAAGATAAAAAATGTCTCTTTATATAAGTATTTGAATTTTATTAGTATATAAAATAATAAAATTTTTGTTTAGCGAATGAATAACCCGCTGATATATTTATGTAAATTGAAATAGGTCAATGGTGCGTTTTCGGTCATTTTAAATAAAGTTGATAAGGCGGCATCTGGGTGAATACATTTGCGGTCTGTCATATCTTGGAGTTTGTTGGCCCGAATATACTCGGTAATAAAGCTTGTAACAGCATTCCGTGTAGAAGTGCTTTCAGTGAGTTGCATGAACGCGCCTAATTCAGCTGTTATTTTTTCCGGAAGGTCAAAACCGATTATTTTTAGTTGCTTCATCGGCGGTTTGCTAACGGTTTCCATTTTTTTGGGTTCTTTCTTTATTTCTTTTTTTAGTGATTTTTCTAAGGTGCGCAATTGCTGTTGGAGCTCGGTTATATTTGTTTTAAATTTGGTGAGATTTTGTTGAATCGCGTCAAATGGTGATTCCTGATCCACGGCATGCGTTTCGATTATTATTTCTTCATTGGAAAGAGACATTCTTTTCAGTATAGTTGTTTGTTGTTTGTATTATATTTTTAAATCAATTTTATAAAATATAATATTGGGAATAATATTTATTGAGCGATTTCAATCGTGGGCTGTCTTTGCCGGGGTTGAGGCCTTTGCTTGGAGGAAACGGTCTCGGTGCGTCTGCGAGGGACAACCATCCATTCCGATTGATCGGCCTTATCCAATTGAGGGCGACGCGACTCTTGCTTGATTTGTTGTGTTGCGGGTGCTTGGATCTGCTTTACAGGCGCCTGTGTCTGCTTTGGTGTAGCAGACGGCGCTGTGCGATATGAACGTGTTTCATTGCGCGTTTCGCACATCAACTTTCCACCATTAATGCCACGGACATTGGTTGCGTGAACATCCACCTTATTTTCACGACTAATGGCGCCAATCACAAACTCCACATATTCGCCCTGCACGAGATACTTATATTGGGATTGGTCCACCTTAATTTCGGTATGATGAACAAACATATCACGCTCTTCATTCGTTTCGCAATCATTTATAGTAATAAAACCGTAGCCGGCTTTGTTGTTAAACCACTTTACACGGCCACTGGTGATCAAATCGGTTTCAGTCTCGGGCGTTTCTTGACTTTCTTTCTCAATAACAACCTCGGGTGTCGGTGCTGTGACCGGCGTCTGTGCCGCGGCCTGCGTCTCTTCCGATTCGGTCGTCTTTGCTACGGTCGTCTTTGCTACGGTTGTCTTTGTCTTTGCCATTGTTATTATATACTCTTATAAAGGATCTATCTTTAAGTAAATATTATAAATAAATTAAGTTAATTTCGTTAGGTTCTCCAAGAGCCCGCGTAAATACGTGTAATTGGGCTTATCCGCAAAACCTAAATTGCGGCAATAGAGAATGAAGAGCACCAATTCACCCAACGTATCCACCGTCCAATTGAATTGTTGTTTTATATCCACAATCGCACTTTGCTTTTGCCAGCTTAATTTACCCTGATACAAGAAAAGTAAAATATAACCCAATGATTCTAAATCATCCCGCCGACTAGCCGTCAATCCTTGATGAACATTCACACTCATATACCGTGTCGTGCCGACAATAGGTTCATTCGTTTTGATCGCACGGTGCCGGGATTTTTCATCGAGAAAACTGTGCGCTAATCCGAAATCTATTAAATACAGTTCACTAATCTGTTGCGCATTGGATTTCAATAAAAAGTTGGCAGGTTTTAGATCCCGGTGGATAATACCGCGGGCATGAATTTGCTCTACAATATTTAGCATCTGTAAACCCAAATGAATAACCACTTTCAGCGGTAAAAATTGTTCGCCATAATTTATACGTAATTCTTCAACCGATTGGTCCAACAAATCCATGACGATATAATTAAATTTCCCTTCGGTGCCGACCGCATAGAGAGATGGAATAGATTTCAGATCTTTGATTTTTTCATATATCATGACTTCATTTTGCCAAAGAGGGGAATAGTCGGTGGATATAATTTTTATCGCAAAGGGGGTATCCCCCCTGACCCCCCCATTCTTTGAAACGTCCATTGCCTCCGCATTTTCCCCAAATGTGGGGGTCAGGGGCAGTGCCTTTGCCGCGAAGATTTTCCCAAAAGAGCCTGCTCCTATTTTTTTCAGCAGCTGATATTTTCCCGCGACAATCACGCGCGCCATATACTAAATAGTGTTATTGTATCTATTTTATATAAAAATTGATTTAAATCATTAACGCTATTATATAATAACTCTCTTACCTTTTTGAAAAATGGTTATTGTTTGTGATATGCCTTACCCTAAGAATGATCAGCTTATGATTGTCGATTCTTATATGCGACCTGGACTGCGAATTATGTTAAGTGATTTCCAAAAGTGGGCTATTAAAGCCATCGTAGAAGGTGACAATGTCTTAATCACCGCTCATACCGGCTCGGGTAAAACTTTACCAGCCGAATTTGCCATTAACTATTTTGCGGCTCAGCGGAAAAAGGTCATCTATGCTTCACCGATCAAAGCACTTTCGAATCAAAAACTCTATGATATGCGCAAGAAATTTCCGCATATTTCCTTCGGCATTTTGACGGGCGATTGTAAGGATAATCCCGAGGCCGATGTCTTGATTATGACGACCGAGATTTTACGCAATACCTTACTCAATAAGAGCATCAATAAAAAAAATATCGATTCACGCTGTGAGCATGTCGGAATGGCATGTGGCTGTAATGCGCCTCTGTTGCCTTTGCTCTTTGAAATGGATTTTGAAAACGAATTAGCCGCGGTGGTTTTTGACGAAGTCCATTATATCAATGATGCCGAACGGGGTTCCGTTTGGGAACAAGCCATATTAATGTTACCGCCACAAGTCCAACTCGTCATGCTTTCTGCCACCATTGATCGCCCACAGGATTTTGCTGGTTGGATTGAGACCGAAAAGGCGAATCAATTAGTGTGCGCCCAAAAACCCATCAAAGAGATGTATCTCGCACCGACCTATACCCGTATTGTGCCACTCACTCACTATATGTGGCTTTCCGTCAACGAAGGCGTCTTCAAAAAAGCGGCGAAAAGTCCCTACGAAAAGAAAATCGAAGAGTTGCGCGGTGTGCCAGTGCCTATTGCGACGTCCGGTGGCGTTTACAATGAACCAAATTACTACAAGATGAAAGATGTCTTGGATTATCTCTATAAAAATAACACTTATATCAAACGGCCTTTTGTCCTAAACGATCTGTTACGGTATTTGAAAGCGAAAGAAATGTTGCCTGCGATTTGTTTTGTCTTCTCGCGAAAGCATGTCGAACAGGCCGCGGCAGAAATCAGTTTCAGTCTCTTTGAAACGGATAGTGGCTTGCCGGCACTGGTTGAGAGGGAGTGTCGACATATCTTGGCCAGTAAGCTGCCGAATCATCAAGAGTATTTAGATTTACCAGAGTATAAAATGATTGTCGGGTTACTCGAAAAAGGCATTGCCATTCACCATGCGGGTATTATTCCTGTCTTACGTGAAATGGTCGAACTCTTGTTTGAAAAAGGGTTTATCCGACTCTTACTCGCTACCGAGACATTTGCGGTCGGTCTCAATATGCCTACCAAAACAGTGATATTTGCGGGGTTAACCAAGTATAATGGTTCGACGATGCGTCTATTGTATCCACATGAATATACGCAAATGGCAGGGCGGGCCGGCCGGCGCGGGTTGGATACGATCGGCCATGTCTTTCATTGTGTCAATCTCTTTGAATTGCCTTCTTCAACCGAGTATAAACATTTACTTACCGGTCCACCACAGAAATTGACATCAAAATTCAAGATCTCCTTTAATTTGTGCTTGGCGATGTTAGATGCGAAACAGGATCTAATGGCCTTTATGGAACAGAGTATGCTCTCGGCGGATATTCAACGAGAGATTCGTGGCTGTGAAATGGAAGAAGAAAGGGATCAAGCGCTTATTCTAAAAAAGGAAGAACAACTAAGCTTTTGTCGAACACCGAAAGCGGTCTTAGAGAAGTATACCAGCCTAAATTCTGGGGTCTCTTTACTTACCAATGCTGCGCGGAAAAAGATACGCTTAGAAATGAATGCGTTGGAAACCGAGTATAAATTCTTGTTGACTGATTTACCGAAATTGACGGAACTCCAGGAGGCGCAACTGAATTATGCTACGGTAAAGCAGGAGAAAAAGAATACGACCGAGTATATTGCAAATACGGTGAATTATTTGACAAAAATCTTGGTGAGAGATGAGTTTGTTTGTAAATCGGCTGATTCTTATACAATTACAAACAAAGGTCGTCTCGCAGCACAACTTCAAGAAGTACATCCACTAGCAATGGGTGACCTTTATTACGGTACCAATAAATTTGCAGCACTCGATTCTGCGCAATTGGCTGGCCTTTTCAGCTGCTTCTATCCTGTAAATGTTAGTGACGAGTTTAAGTCACACCATTGCACACATAGTCCAATGTACGAGATTACTTTGTATATGGCTGAACGCTTAGACTATTATTTGAAGGCCGAACAAGAAGCCTATTTATTTACCGGCGCCAATTATGATATCGCATATGACTTGTTGCCGTATGTGATAAAATGGTGTGATGCCGGTGATGAAGTGACCTGCAAACAAATTTTACAAATGGTAAAAGCGCAGACGGGTGTCTTTATTGGTGAATTCGTGAAAGCTTTATTGAAGGTGAATGCAATTGCACTGGAATTCGAAAGGGTGTGTGAGATGACGGCGAATATCACTTTATTGGAGAAATTACGAGAGATACCGGAGTTGACATTGAAATACATTGCGACAAGTCAATCGCTTTATTTGTAAGGTCTGTATTTGTTATGCTTCTTTCTGGTTACACGTTGTTTTCGCGTAGTGCGTTTTCTTCTAGTTCTACGTCGTTTTTTATTTCCACCTTTTATTTTAGGTAGCTTATCAAAAAAGAAAAAATCATCTATATCTTTTATCCTCTCATCGATATCTGGCACAACTGCATCATCGCCATCTACATTGTAATCATAATTATTCAAATCATCATTTGGTAAAACTTTACCCTGTCTATCAATATCGGGGACATCATCTCTATTGCTACTATATTTTCTTTGTTTTTTTGTTTTACGAGAGGAAGAGGGTGTTTTACGAGAGGAAGAGGGAAAGGAATAATTCATATCAGGCACTCCATCATCATCATCATCATCAACATCAACATATTCACTGTTTTTTCTTTTTACCCCACCCCCTCTATTAATATCTGCTAATTTTACTTTAACTAATCCTGGACCGTCAATTTTGTAAACAGATAAAGAACATTCTTCTTCACTATCATCAAATATCCATTCTCTATATGGGGTTTGTAGATATTTTATAGCTATTGCTAATTCGCTGTGAAATACTTGACAATTTTCTTTACTGGGTCTAGGCGCATCATCGCAGACCCATCCTAATATTTTAATATTTTCTTGTTCTAATAATTTGTTAAATATATCAATGATTTGGAATAATACGGTTATTTGTAAACGGTCTTCATTAAAATAACTATCTCGGGTGCCATCCTTATAATTCCAAGCTTTAAATATGTTATTAATCGTGGTAGTGTTACCGTCTCCGCCACAAGGATAGCCTGTCACTTGTTTATCGATGATATTTAATTTATTTATTGAATCATTCTTTAATATATCATCAAACGGAATAGGTTCAATATCTGGATTATCGTATGAATATTTACTGCTATACAATCGCAGAAGCGGTATAATTAAACATTTATTAAAATATGTTTGAAGTTCTGTATTTAATGGATGAACATCTTTATTAATGCATTTTCTCGTTTGACTTGTGTCAGTTAAATTTATAAATTTTAAATCTACAATATCATCATCTTTTTCATAAGAATCCTTGAATTTTTTACATGATATTATTCCATAGTTTGACTCATCCGGTTTCAAATTTTCTAATCGCCCTTTTATATAATTGGGTAACACTTTTTTGGCAAACCATACCGCTTCATTGTCATCTTTAGAACCACAATTTTTGCTAATAGCTTTTCCAAGCGGCTCAAGTGTCTTTTTATCAAGGTCTTTTAATAAGGCTGCTCTATACATTTGTCCACCGTTAAATTCGGAAGGGTCTATCAGACAATTATTTTTTATATAATCTAAACAATTAATGATCGAATCTATTATAAAATCTACTTCTCTATAGATGATGTTGTATATCTTAGGATCATTAAAACTTTCATATTTTTCATCACTAATATTTAATAAATTACTTCTAATAAAATCAACTAACATGACCATATATATATAATAGGCATAAAATTGAAAGATATTAATTTTTTATTAACATCTTTTAAACTTGACTGAAAATGAGCAATAAAGATAATTGGGATGATTCCAGCGACGATGAAGAGGATATGCCAACTGCCGACCCCGTATTAAAAGAAGGTGGACTGCTGCGCTTTAATCTTGACACAGTTAATGCTACCGCAAGTGAAGTTCCGATGGAATATGACGCGGTCGAATTTGTAGAGAATGAAGAAGAGCCAATTGAAACGGTAGCTGAAGAGGAATATCCACAAGAAGAAGAATGGGGGGGTGAAGACATTGATGAAGATTATGATGACGACTATGACGACGAAATTGATAAAAAGCTCGGGCGCTATGTGTCTTGCCGATAATTAATAAAATAATTCAATAATTTCAATAGTTTTTCCAGATGAATTGTTAATCCAGTATTGGATTTGTTGTATCAATACACTGATTCGTTCATTCCATTTTTTTTCATTTGTTTTATCACACACATTACCCCTAATTTATTTAATTTCCAGCAAGATTTTATCTTTTTGTAATTCTTCCATTTGTAATACGATATATATTTTTAAATGTTTGTTAAAAATATAATTAATTTCTCCTCGGGCTGGACTTGAACCAACAACCTCACGGTATCTTAGCACTTTGCGTGCCTAACAGCCGTTTGCGATAACCAGAATTTCGCCACCAAGGATTTGTCAGGGCCTCCTACCCAATCATATATCGAATTATTTCTTTAAATACTTTTTTATCGATTTTCTATTGATCCGTCGCTTCTTTTGCGTCCGCCGTCTACAATACATCGATCGACCTTTGGTGAATAGACATTTCGGCAAGACGGCACACTCCATCTGGCTTTTACCTTTACATGTTTTACGACCAGTTTTACGACAAAACTTCCGCATCGAGCCTTTGGCAAAAAAACACGCTTTCATTTTGCGACAATTCGTGCTTTTTCTTTTTATACAACGCGATACTTCCATTATATATAGTATTAGTTAGAAAAAGTATTTAAATAAAATGGAATGTATAACATATATAAAACGCTCTAGTGGTGAAGTGGTATCATGGCACCTTGCCAAGGTGTTGGTGGCGGTTCGATTCCGCCCTAGAGCATTATACGCTGTGTAATTTTACAGCTAAATTATAGTCATGGTTAGAACGTGGGTTTAGCATAAAATTATACATTCGTATAGTTTTATGAACTTTTTTAAGATCTATTATAAATGATGAATGATAATATAAATGAAACGAATATGGTCATTATCACGACCACTATACCAAATAATGACATTTCCGGAAAACGTGTAAATAATCTTATAAACAATTTAAGTAAATACAATATTCCAATTATTATTAATGATTATATTAAGAAAAAGAAAACAATCGCAGAAATATCCTATGAAATGATTGTTAATAATATTAATTTATTTAAAAAAATGAATATTGAATATACTATTTTATGTGATAATGATTTTTGCCCTTCTGAGAACTTTTTAGCGGATTTAAATAAAACCGTCGCATTACTGCCGCCAAACTGGCGCTCTTTACATTTATGCCCGGCTATTTATGGGGTAGAGCAACACGCGATAACACAAAAATTGGTCATTTAAATCCGGAATATAATATGGATGGGATTCCTTATCATGAATCAGGTCGATTCTATATGAATTGTAATAACCAAATCTATGCTAGGCGGCATTTTTGGTTAGGCGGGCCTATTGCCGTCTTATTGAATAAAAATAGTGTTGATCATTTTCATCAACATTTTATAACGCAATACACACATTTACCGAAAAAACTAAACAATGATGTTGTATTTACATTGATGTTAACGCCTTATGATTTTATTTGTAGAGAACCCATGCTAGGGTATGAAAACGAAGAAGGAGGCTCAACCTTTTCGTAATTTTATAAAAGCTGTAACCTTATTTTTTTACACATTTTCGCCTCATCCAGAAACAGATGGACCGAAAAATTCACCGCCGCGTAATTATTGACCGCTTTTGGCGTGAGCACCGAGGTTAATAACTTGAGTTCGGATATATACGCCTTATATTTGTAGAGTATAACGCCGTTCATTAGAACTTCGGTAGGGTTAAACACATAACCCGTATACGTCTGTTCTTTCTGCTTTGTATAGACATCAAGGAGTTCCATCTCGTTTTGTAATTTCCGGATGGCCTTTGTTTTTTGATTGATCATGCGCAATTGCTCTTTCCATTTCGCATGGAAATCTTTGGCATCCGCCGACCATGGGAATCGATCCTCTAAGAGTTCAAACATATTGAAAATATCAACAATGCGCCGGATTGGTGACGTCACATGGATATAACTCTCGAGACCAAGGAGTTCATGTGGCTTTTTATTCGCATAATTACAGTATTCCCCTGCGGCGCTTTGTAAAATATGTTTTAGTTCAGGTCTTATATTTTCATAAGCTGTAAAGGTTTTTTTACTAGCGGCTCGGAAAATTCCACATTTTTTGGCCACGAGCATTTTCGCACATTCATGGTTCATGCGGAGCATACAATATTCAACCACGTCGTGACTCGAGCTTATTTTGTCGACATATGTGGTTTGTTCATTTAGTTCTTTCACAAGTGTTCGCAAACTTTTATAATCTTCGCGACCCAGTAATTCGGCAGCTTCATAGGCATAATTTTTTTCGACACGAATGATTGCGCTTGTGTAGCTTATCGCCTGAATCGTCAAGTGTTTAATTGAGAGATCCAACACAAAGGCCACACGATCTTCTTTTTCTTTTAAACTACACATATTTTCCGAGAGTGCCGTAGGTAGCATGGGGATTTTTTTATCGGGTAAATAGATGGTCGATATACGGTCACTCAATACTGGCCACAGTTTCAAATATTCGAGCATCATCGGCACATTCGCAATATAGATACTGATCATCGTTTGACCGTCCGGCAATTTGCGAATACCAATGGCATCATCGATATCTTGGCAACCCGCTGGGTCAATGGAGATGATGCGTAACGCACGCCTGTCTTCAATCGCTACACCGTCACAATAGCGGGGGATAGGTTCGATGGAATTTTCGCGTAAGGCTCGCAAGGTGGCCGCCGTCAATGGTTTTAAGCTTGTATCTAGGTTTTTACAAGCCAACTGATAGAGCAAATAAGCTGCTTTATCTTCTATTTCGCCAAACGTATTGGTCAGTAAACCGCGTGGATGCTTTTCCGTCCATTCCACAATACGAAAACTAATATACTTGTCCGTGCGTGTTTTGTTGAAGCCAATATGCTTCTCTTCGTAGGGCACTAAGAAACAAGGTAAATGCGGGTCATCTGGCACACATTTATAGAGCAATTTATTACCGCTATTCGAGCGGCCGTATGTTTTTTGGCTGCTTAAAAGCACGCCGCAGATGGCGTTATTGGCACGGTAAGGCGAATATAGAAGTTTGCCGGTTTCATCAACCTGATCACCATGATAGAGTTTATGGTCTAAGGGTGATAGTGTTGGCACAGGCGGAGCAGGGTCAAGCGAAGCAGGGTCAATAACAAGCGTATTTACATAGGTCCACTCCGTATAATCTCGATTCGCGACATTTAAAGTAAACATGTTAAGCTACACTTAATATGTTTGGCTATATTTATTTCAATTTTCATAATTATTTAACACGTCTTTTAGGCTTCGGCAATTCTTATATCTAACCCGATTTATCAATCAAAACAGCCTTGGCGATCTTCTTCATTATCTTATTTTCACTATCGACAAAGGCTTCTTTTCCACCCATGGCCTGCCCCATCAATTGAATATACACATCGTTTAAATGGTGTTGATTATTCATACAGTTGGGGTGTTCTTTGCTCCATGGGAGCAACATGGAACTGTTTTTATGAGTGACATGTTTAATGGCTTTCCGCAGTTTGTCATAGGTGCTATTTTCTTTTTCCCAAACATTTTCATCTTTCACATACATAATCTCTCGTTTCGCATCGCTACAATGGATCGGCCGTTTATACACATCCATCTCATTCAGTTTCCGGATAATAATGTTACTGATACCCTCGACGTAACCAAGCTTTCCCACATCTTCTAAATCCGAGAATTCGAGGGTCATAGAATTGACAAAATCCATAATGTTCATGGCATCCTTACATTGTTCGTTCAGGAAGACCTGAAGATTGAATGTTTTATTATGTGAATTAATGGTGTTTATGTTATTGTTTGTGCTTGTATTTTTACAGACTTCCATCATTTGTTTTTGTAAATCGGTATTACTTTTTACCAAATCCAATATAATGTTTTTGAAATCTTTGTTTTCATTGATCAACAAATTAATGACCTCATCTTTATCGTTATTTTTCTTGTAGAGTTCAACCGGTTCTTTAATACATTTTTGTTTGTGATACCATAACCCATTCCGATTTTTATATGTTTTATTACATATTTTACAGGCATATAAAGTATTTTTTGTATCTTTTTGTTCACTGGTATTCAATAAACGTTCAAAATCTTTAGTTTTATGCTTTTTTGTATTTATATGTTTTTTATAGTTTGAAGCGTCATAGCATTTATAGTCACAAATAATACATATTAATTCAGGCTTTGTGACAGAAGTAGATTTAGTATTTTTTTGTTCAAAAATGTTCATATATTTCTAAAGGGATTTAATTTTAAATAGTTTTTTAGAAATTTCTGTTAAAAAATTAGCATCACAACATTTTTCAACATTTTTCGAAAATGAGAGCATAATGGTAACAAGTCGTTTTTTGGCAAGGTTTTTCGCCAGGGATTCACGCACTTTTGGAAAATGGACATTCCAAAAATGTCCAAAATCGATTTCTGAACGTCAAACCTGGAAAATATCTTTTCTTTGGATTCTAGGATTCTAGGATTTTAGGATTCTAGCGTAGGGTTTCTATGGATTATTGTAATACAATTTATTACGTAAAATGATATAAAATAAAATATATATTAAAATATATAGCAAAATGGCTGTTCAGTTTATTACCTTTGGCACAGGGCATAATTTTATCGCAGCAGCAAACCGCCTGGTTAACCAAGCGGAGTCGCTGGATATTTTTTCAAATATACATCTTTATACCGACGAAGAATTAAAAGCAGATAAAGATTTTTGGTCACAACATGGTTCTTTTATTGAAAATAATCCTCGAGGTTATGGATATTTCATTTGGAAACCTTATATAATTAAAAAAACGCTTGAACAAATGAAAGACGGTGATAAATTAATTTATTTGGATGCTGGCTGTGAGATTGATATTCGAAAAAAAAATAATATATTAGACCATCTGAATTATCTGGAAGATGAATGTATGATTGCTTCCTACCAGTGCATTGAACGCGAGTTTAGTAAAATAGATTTAATATTACATCTCGGCATGCTAGATGCCACTCATTTAGAATGTCAACAACGGCAATCGAATGCTCTAATGTTCTTGGTTTCTGCGAAAACACGTGATTTCGTAAATAAATGGTATGAATTATGTTGTAACTATCATTTGTTAGACGACTCGCCTTCTTTGGAAAGGAATTTGTATGGTTACAAAGAACATCGGCATGATCAATCTATTTTTAGTTTACTATCAAAAAAATATAATTTATTTAGACAATGGCATAGTATTCAGTCGTGTATATCGATCGCTAGAAATATTTCAGGCACTTCACAATTGGATTCTTAGTTACCGCTAGATTCTGAGCGAGTTTGATGGTCTCTGTAAAATCCGTTGTGTTTGTCAAATACTTCATTACTCTATGTTATCTATTAATTTTGGCTTTGGTAACGCATAGTAATCCGGTTCACAATCATATTGTTTTAGCAGTGGGAAAAGAAAAGGCGGATGCGTAAAAGAACTATAATCTTCAAGGATTTGCTCACCGGCTACAAGATCCTCGATGGCATAACAATGCCCTGTGGTTAGATCTGTCTGGCAATTACATTCCGAGGCGTCCGCATGATTCACATATTGTCCGTCGTCATTAATCAAACAGAGCACAGACCCTTTGCCAAAACTAGAATCCAAGAAACGTTGTTGTTCTCTAAGTGTTGTCATGCTTTGTAAATATGCGATACTCTGTTGTTCATCGTATTCAAATACATTTTTGTTTAATTTGTAACTCCAAATACATGTGCCGGCTTTAACTGCTTCTAGTGTAAACAAGCCTTTTCCATAGGCGGTCTCGCGGATTTCATAATGAATATTCATTGTGAGTATTAATTATAAATCTAATTATTTTTATATATTTTATACTAAGTTTATTATTTGAACATATAAGTGATTTTTGCGGTTATAGTCATGAGAACTCCACCCCATAATGTGTCTAATGCGACCGCTTTGGCATTCCATTTTTGAATGATCGCATAATTGGTTGTTTCATAAACCCCATAAATCACCAAGCCGAGCAAAAAAGCATCCGTCAATGGTTTCTTGGGATCAATGATAAAATAATTCAGGCCAAAAATAAGCAATATGTAGCATAATATGGCGCCTACGGCATTGAACTTAATCGGTGTACCTTGAATAGACCGCACTAAATTATTAAAGAATTGACCGAATGTAGAGAGATAGAGAAAATCTAAAGCGAGCATGGTAATCCCAGAAATCAATAGATTCTTGAGTTTCATTATATAGATGCTGGACAAAATAATTAAGTATGCCGTAATTGAATCGAAGCCGGATGAATTTTGGACGCATCAAACTGTAGTAATTTTTTATTTTTTTGTGTATTTTTGCGAGCGCGTTTGCTTTTCTTTTTATATGTTTTATATAATTTTGGCATATATATAACATATTTATATTTTTATAAAGCCGTTGTTTCTAATTCGGAGGCTTTTAGATCGAAGGAGAGTAAGGTGGTGCCCCGAAGAGTGCCGGTAGTTCTTTCAGAATGGTATCCATCTCTATCGGTGGAGTGTCAGATACTGCGACACTTTCTTCATTCGTTTCAGCTACTATGCCTTCTTCATTCGTTTGCGCTACTATGCTTTCTTCATTTGTTTGCGGTTCGCCCTTTTTATTAGATACGGTAGTCACATTATTCCGTTTGACATTTTGTGATTGTAAGATTTTCATGACCAGTTGTGGCAGAATTGCGACAGTATTCATATATGTTTTATAACGGAATGTAGCAACACTTGCTTCTTTGCCAAACTCAATACTATACCACCAATAAGCGGGTATATATAAGATCTGTCCTTTTTTCAAGCGTAAATCTAAACATTTGATCTTATCAAAATCGGCTTTATACGCAGGCTGTATTTCCCACGGATTCAACGGCGATGTAAATTCTAAATTTTCGTAATCTTTTTCTTGATACAAATATTTCGAACTCTTTGGTGGCGCGAGTTTAATCTTTACTTCGCCTTCAGTCACCAGTAAATAATTGCGATAATTTAGTTCGTATCGGAAGGGTGTGCGAGTCTGCTCGGCCGCGAAGATAAAATCATAAGCACAATTGGAAACCATGGACGGTCTTAAAAAAACATCATTGTATTTGAAACTTTTGATAATACCGGTTTCTTCGAGAAAGTCACTATTGTTTTCTACTAGATATTTATGCTGCTGGTCTTCTTTTATCACTTTTAAAGCATTACTAAAGGCTAATGGTACATATAAATTATCTTCGTTATCCGCGGCGGATTGCTTCACATTGCGTATTTTAATATCAAATGCGCCATAAGTATCAAGAATACTGGCTCGCTTACAGGAGTCCAAAATGCGTTCGTTATGAAAAAGGAACAGCACTGGTTGGCGTAGATCGCAAATTTCTTCCAGTTTATCTTTGGATGGATTGTCGATTTCGTAGATTTCTAAATCATCGCTGGTTTTTAGTTGAAAATAAACATGGAGATATAAAAAAAGGACCAGACAAAAAACAAGGACAATGTAGACGAGATGCATTGTTAACTAATTTATTTCAATACTTCTTTTTTTGCGTTGATACGCGGCGAGCAATTTTAGCTTAGACTATGGAAGTTGGGCATGGTTGATAGTGTTTTCGTCGCAGTTCTTCATCATTGATTTCGTCGACTATGGCGGCAAACAAGTCCCAGTGGATCGAACGCCACGCCACATTGTTCGGATCGTTGCGTGGCAACATATAATGCAAGTCGATTTCGTTATTTGCTTCGTCACTGTAAGGCTTAATGTCTTTAATAATATGGTAACTGCCTATGCGTGTCATGCCTATATCAAAATGGCCCAGCAGCAGTAACTTAAAGAGTGTGCGGCGGTCATACGGATTTTTTTCCAAATACTGGTAGACGGATTGGTCGATTTTCCATGTTTCTTTATTGGTAACGGCGTAGATACAAGCGCAATCCACCGTCTGGAAATGAAAGGCCATCCGGAATTTGCCTAGGTCTATTTGGGTTTGAATAGTTTTATAATCGGCGGGATTCACAATGAATTCTAAACCTTCGTCGGTTTCATACATCGGCTCGAGGAAGACATGTTCGTCGTTTCGCATCATTTTGTTTGCTTTGTTGGCTGAATTTATTATCTTCACGCCGAAGGAAAAGGATTTCAATTTTTTATAAAAATAAAAAATAGATATAAAAAAAAGGCTCTATGGTTTATATACCCCAAAAATGCTGTGTTACTCGAACTCGTGTGTGAAAAAAATTAGCCTGATTGAACAGACGACATGTAAATGTAATAAATGTAGTCAGTATTATTGTACGAAACACCGACTAATGGAAGCGCATCAGTGCAGCTATGATTCGAAACTAAAAAATGTCGAAGAAATAGAGCAATATATTAAAGCAAATAAATGTGTGAATGAGAAAATGATGAAGATATAAAATTGAAAATTATTTTTTTTATAATTATAAAGAATAATTATAAAAAATGACGATTATTGAAGTCGAAGCAATTATGGTAGATGCGGATGGTAATCATGAGGTTGGCTTTGGTGGTGAAACGGGTTCAACTGAATTTTATATGGTAAAGCATACATTAGAGCACTATTTAGGTGAAGAAGAGGAGTCGCAACTCTATTATAATCATGAGTCGAAGGATACCTTTATCATCGATTTTGGAAAAGGAGAAGAGAATAAAAACCGTATCAACCTATACATTGACATCATTAAAAACATTTATGAAGCCTTTGACCGAAACCGCTATCTCCGTTTTAAAATAATTAATGTTGAATAAAAAATAGTTTATTCTTTTTTATTATACATTTATTCTTCATCGTCGGCTATTTTCGGCGCCAAATGGATACGGACAAAACTCTCAGTATCATTGTTGTCCCCAATCGCATACTTCATGACCATCGGCATTTCATTGCTGAAGCCAAGCTCCATTTCGGGCGCGAGTTTGTTGAATTGGCACATGTGCTGGACGTAGCGGAGGCTGTAGGTTTGTGTTAAAACGGTTTCTTCGGGAATGGCATAGGCTGCCAAGTCTTCGGCCTTTATTTTTGCTGTCATTTTTCCATCCGTGCCAGAGGATGTGAATTCGATGTCTTCTTCGTTAAAGGTGATTTTCAAATTATCGTTAAACATGGTTAGTTGGTTCACAAGGGAATGGAACATCTTCGATTCTACGTTCATATCCACCAGGGTTTCGGCGTCAACGACATCCATCAACTGACTTTCCATGTCGATAAGTGGTAATTCGTAATACTTGTTAAACTGGCTGGTATCCGTGTTGCCATTTTCGAAGTTGATGTGGATTTTATCACTGTTGGGCTCTATCTCAATCGATAATTCTTGACTATCCGACCAAGTATTGAGGACCTTGTTCAGCATGACGATGTTGATGGCGATTTGACCCATATCTGTCTCTGGATCAAATTCATAGGTCTTAAACCATTTGCTCATCAAGCGGCACTCGAAGAGGGAACAGTGAGAGTCGTCCATACATTGGATATAAACTTGATCGGACTTGAAATAGATGGATACATTGTCGGTAAACGCTTTCAAGTTAGCGAAGATATTTGAGAATTGTTGGCATCGCTTAGCGTTGGCGAATACGAGCTTCATTTTCTTTAAGTGGGTTTTACTTTAATTATGGTATAAGTTTTTAAATCAATTTTTTGATAAAATAAAAAAGAATTGTAATTCCCTTTTTTCTTATAATTTATTTATAGGCGTAAGCAAATCTACTTAACGGCGGCACACACGCTTATGCTCAGACCAGTCTTCGCGTTGGCACTTTTCAGAACAATAGCGCACAGACCCACCGCAATGACCGGAGCATTTTTTCAAATCGCCATGGGACACGTCGCATGTAGCGCAGCGTGGCGCATCCGGCTGATTGCTTTTCTTTTCATTGGCGTAGTTGCGAATATGCTTCATTGCCGCTTTCCAACCCAGCCGCCAACCATCACGCCATTCGTAGTTACAGCCATCGCAGCCGAATGTCTTTTCATCGGCTTCACTTGCTTCTTCATCATCGCTGAGATCCGTTTCTTCCGTGTAGTTCGAACTGGCATCCGAATCCGAGTCTTCACATTCGTCATCTTCCACGTTATAATCCGAATCATCATCCGAAATATCGTCTGCTTCACTTGCTTCTTCTTCGGCTTCACTTTCTTCATCTTCGCTTGCTTCTTCTTCGCTTGCTTCTTCTTCGCTTTCTTCATCTTCACTTGCTTCTTCTTCGCTTTCTTCTTCTTCTTCACTAACTACATACTCACCATCCTTTTTCGTATCATCGCAACTATCATCGAAGGGCAAACATTGTTCGCATACCGGTTGCTCCAAGCCATAGGCTGTGCTGAAGTAAAACATCGCTTGGCCGGTGAAGTCACAAATGGCGCATGTAGTTGTTTCGAAATAATTATCGGTCAATTCTTCATTGATCGTCTCGTTTTTATAATGCCAATTGTAGACAGCCCAGTTCAAGCAGGCGATCGAATTATAAGCGATGGATTCACTCGTAGGCAATTGCTTACACAAAGCGGTCACCTTCGCATCGTGATTGAGATTGGCCGCTTGTTTGAATAAGCGTTCAATGACGCCATATATATGCAACGCCATCGCATAGAAAGTGCCTTGAGCTGCGGGGTCACGCGAATTATTAAATTTGCCTAGGTAGGCCGGCTTTTGCGTTTCTAAAGCATCGCGGAAGACACGATAGGGCTCGATGGAACCATTCATACTTTTTTCAATAGCGTTTATAAAGGTTCTCACCAACCAGGTCGCTTCCGACCGGGTGATATTATAGAGTTGGCGCTTTGGTTGCTGCGCGGCAGATGCGGAAGAAGCGGTTTGCACGAATGAAGCCATGTTAGTTGATTTGATTAAGAGTTATTGTTTTTTATTCTTAATCAAAGTGTTTCAATTTTTTGCAAAATTAAACAGCGGAAGTATAAATAGAGCCGCCGTTATTTTTACAATCAATCTCAGTAAGCACCGCCTGCATTAAATCAGTCGAAATAGTATCTTCGGTATTATCTTGAATTTCTTCGATGGTGGGTAAACGTTTTTTTTCTTGTTCAAATGACACGATAAAGCTATCTAACAACACTCTTTTCTTCTGTTCTAGTTCTTGTAAGCGAGTGTCAATCAGTTCTCCTTGTGTATTTCTTTTTTCTTTTGCAATCATTGCGGATGGCTTATAGACAATATTTGTCACTGATTCAATTGAATCACATATTTCAGGCTTGGTGAGTTCATTGAATAAAAGTTGTTTCTCAGTTAAAGGCAATTTTTGCCCCTTCGTATCATATTGAATCTCTCCTCCCGAGAAAGTTTCTTTAAAGAATTCCACGACGTGGTTCGGTATCCCTTGACTAGTTTCGATTAAACGATCAAACTCTTCCTTACAGGCTTTGATAAGTTGAGTGACCGGCGTGCGTTCACTTGGTGATTTGGCTAATTCGACTTTAATATTTCGATAAAATTTGCCCCAAGAGATGGAACTTACGCGATGGGATTCATTTAATTCACTGATTTTTAAAAATTGTTGAATGGTTGTCATGATACCCGCGATTAAACTTATGGTACCAATTGTCATTGTGTATGCGCTGAGATATTCGCTTGGAATTTTATCTTGCGCAAAATTGGCCGTGCCAGTGACGGTGCTCATAATAATGACAGGGATGGTGAACCAGCGATTTTTACGCGCAAATTCACGAGTGGTTTTATCATGCATCCATTTATAACAAATGGCCTTATCAGCCCAATCAATGAGGATTTTCTCATGCTGCGGTGTCCATTCAATCGCGATTGTCGATTCGGAATTATAGATGAGTTCATTTGAACTATTTTCCGTGATTTCAGTCATTTTCAAAATTTATATATTATACATAAAAAATAAAATCAATCTAAAGTATATATAGTAATATAAAAAATGGAAAAAACAAACGCTGAAATTTTTACTGATTCAGTGAATAACTTTCAGCTCGTGAGAACCCTCCGCAACGATTTAAATAATATATTCACCGATATCGATGATAAATTAAAAATATTGAATGACCTCTACGCGGAATTGGTAAAAACACATCACGATAAGAATTACATGATTGGCTTGGATTCTTTTCATTTTCAAAATAAACTCCTTCACATGGAATACGATAATATGAAAAATGTCTTTAATTTTATCGATAACCGTATTTATTGCGAGTATTATAAACTCCACCGGATTCTTTTTGATTTTATAGGGAAAGAGATCAAAGAAAAGGTTATGGTGGATAAATTAATGATCACCTATAAAAAATACCCGATTTACAAAGATTTAGAACCGACGAAAATATATGATTTCAATATTACGATGGAAATAAATAATGCGATTCAGAATGCCATTCAAGATTTGAAAGAATATTTGGAAGAAAAAAAACAAGAATTAGTAGAGAAAAAGAAACGGTCTGAGATGGGGATCAATATACACACTATTATACACGAACAAATGTATAATAATATTATTTTGGAAGAGCGAATTCATATGTTCGAAAATTATTTAAATACTTTTATTTCACATCATTCGAAATATTTTAGTCGATTGACAATTAAAATAAAACTCATGCTAGGTATTGTAAATGAAGATTTCCATTTAAAAAACAAAAAATCGATCAATGGTAAACACAATACTATTCACCGAGGTTCCGTAAAACCGTTCACACCCAAAACGGAGAATATGACCAAAAATACAGATGGCGTGTCAGATACCACCTCGGTTTCATCGTCTTCTTCTACGCCGAAATCTAGTATGAATGAGATAGAGGAAACCAATGTGCGTTTATGGATTGGCGAGTCGGATTCGAGTAAAAATATACAGAAAGAATTAAATACTATTTTAAACCATATTTCCGCGAATGAACTAGATACGAATCAACCTGATGTCACCGAAGTTTAATTGTCCTCCATGTCGGGCATATCTGTCACTAGATGAGGAATAGTAGGGCTTGTTGGTGCGGGTGTGGCAACAGATTCGGGCACAGGCATGGTTAATGTCACAGGCAGAAGCGGTGGAATAGATAGAGGTGTGTCAATTTGTTTTTGTATTTTCATCATAGCTAAACTGGTCTCCATGGCAAAATTTTGGACACTGGTTAGGGTAAGCTGTAAGTTCATGATGACTTCTTCTAACATTTGGATTTTTTCTTCTAAAGCGCTGAGTCGATCATAGCATTCGGCGTCACAGGCTTGGGTTTGGTCCGGCTCGAAAGCTTGCAGTTGAGAGATTTGTGTCTCTGCTTGAATTGTCATTTGTTGACTCCATTTATCATCCATTTTATTTAAACGTTGTTCATGAATATTTAAGACCTGCATAAAATGTAACGGTCCGGTAATTTTAAGGCTTTCTTCATCGATGCCACCCGTAGCCGATTTATTACTCGAGATGGTTTTACTTTCTTGCGGTAACGGGCAAGCGCCGGATTTGGAGCTACAACTGATGATAGGCCTTTGGTTGGGGTCGGGTTTGGTGCGTCGATTTTTGGCTGCGGAAATACTGGCTGCTCCACTCATAAATTATATTCTTTAAAAATATAATTTATCTCATTTATTTTCGCATTTCCATTTTTATTGTTTCGTGTGATACATAATTCAAAACGTCTAAATCATCTAAAGAATAATCCTCGATATTTTCCTTGAGGGATTTTATGTTTAAGGTCGGAAAAGGGAACGGCATGCGTAAGACCTGATCGGCTAAAGCCTCTTCATGGTCATCGTAAATATGACAATTGCCTAAATGATAGTAAAAATCGGTGGCGATAAGGCCACAATGTTTGGCTAGTAAATGTGTCAGGAGCGTATAGGAAGCGATATTGAAAGGCACGCCTAAACCGATATCTCCACTCCTTTGATATAAACTACACGATAATTGGTCACCGTTGGTGACATTGAATTGACATAAAACATGACAAGGTGGTAAAGCCATTTCCTCAATTTGGCAAGGATTCCAAGCCGACATGACAAGGCGTCGGGAGTTGCGCGTATTGGGATTTTTCAGGCACCCGATAATATAGCCGAGTTGATCAACACCTTTGCCTTCGTAGTCATCGTGACATGTGCCATAAGGGGCATTAAAATGGCGCCACTGATGGCCATAAATAGGCCCTAAATCATTTTCGGCGCGGTCATAAAGGCCAATATCGTCTAAATACTCGCGCGAGGCATTGCCGTCCCAAATTTTGACATTTTGTGCTTGTAATAGACTATTATCAGTAGAGCCTTTCATAAACCAAAACAATTCTTTGGCACATGTTTTCCAAGCGACTTTCTTTGTTGTCAGTAGCGGCCAAACACCGTCTTCTAGAGAGAAATGCATCGCACTGCCAACAACTGTTTTAGCATTTCCATTGCGGCCTGTCTCCATCACCCCTTCATTTAAGATATCTGTAATAAGATTAAGATATTGCTGTTCGTCGTGTTTATTTTCACCATTATAATCATACTTATTTTGTTCTAAACTTCGGCGCAACATATTTATACAATATCTAAATCAATATATTTAATTTCTTTTCATAAAACATAATGGATAAAATTAGTGATAGTGTTAAATCTGCTCAACATGAATCAACCGGTTTTATAAATTATGTCTTTAATTTTGATACCGAAAATAAGCACCGTATTATGAATATGCTTCAATATACTTTACTTTCTATTATACCAGTTTTGTTACTATTACGTGGCATCAAGCATATTGTCCCGGAAGATGACGACACAAAAGGTAGTTTCGAGATTTTAGCAGAAAGTTTGGGGCAAGTGATCTTGATTATGTTGGCGATTTGGATAACCAACAAAATCATCAATTATATTCCGACCTATAGTGGCGAAGAATACCCGAAGTTTAATGAAATCAGTTTTATTATTCCTTTTATTCTTATCTTAGCGACCATGCAAACCAAATTAGGGGCCAAATTTAATATATTGATTGACCGTGTTATCAAGTTGATCTTTGGTGGGCGTGATGAGCAAAAAAGAGATCAGCAGCACCCACAACAAGGGACGCAAAATGTAGTGCGAATCTCTCAACCGTTGGCCGGTCAACATCAACCGAGTCAAGCGGATTACTTAGATCGCAGCCAACTCTTGCCTTCGAATCCAATGCTCTCTTCGATGCCGACTAAATTTCCACCCCAACAATTACAGCAACAGCAACCGACACAGACGCCGGAGTATTATCCTATGTCAAATGAACCAATGGCGGCGAATGATGGTGGGTTGGGTAGTTGGGGCTCATGGTAGGAGGGACGCAAAAGTTCTTAACCCACTTAGCGGATGCTCGTATAGTTCTATATAAGATTAGCTTTTACTATTTTTATATAAAACATAAGCGCCAAGTAATGGATAGCTGATTGGATAAGTGATGCCGGTGAAAATACCGAGGGATGTGTATCCGATTACATTTGAATATTGATTAATCGAATTCTCATTCGAGTTATACCTGTTTACAGTCAAACCTATATCAATTCCTATGAAGGTTGAAAAAATCGCAGGGAGTGGTAATATAGTCATATATGTTCGCAGGATACTCATTATGTATATTACTATGTATATATCTTTTTATATCTTATTACCTAACAAACCCGTGTGTTAAACGGCGTATCGAAAGCGAAAGGGAGTTAAGAAGTAAAAAGGGAAGGAGAGAGAAAAAAATTGAAAACTAAAAGAGGTAAGTAGAATAGAGTAACCCGAAACAAAGAAAGCCGAAAAGAGAAATGGAGATGACATTACAGCAAAGCATGATAGAGACGATAACGCATTACACGGAAGTGTTGGTGCGAAAGCTGAGCGAGCGTTACGGTTTTAGTAACGCGGACGCATTAGCGTATTTGCGGTCGGATGAGGCGCTGGCGCCGGTGGAAGGACCGGTGGAAACGGTAAGTGAAAAGGCGGACGCGACCCGCGGCCGCCCGGAAAAGAAAAGTAAAAAAGTGGTGAATAAGGGCGAAATGGTGGAAGAAGAGATCGCGGCGATACTGGCGGCACCGGCGGAACCGGCGGTGGAGGTGAAAAAGAAGCGAGCGGCGCCGAAGAAGAAGGTAGCGGAAGCGGTGGAAGTGAAAGCCGTGGAAGCAACTGTAGTCACGGAAGCAACTGTAGTCACGGAAGCAATTGTAGCCGTGGAAGTGAAAGCCGTGGAAGCACCAGTCGTGGAAGCGGAAAAGCCGAAGAAGAAAGTGGCAGCGAAGAAGAAGGTAGCGGAAGCGGTGGAAGTGAAAGCCGTGGAAGCAACTGTAGTCGTGGAAGTGAAAGCCGTGGAAGTGAAAGCCGTGGAAGCGCCGGTGGAAGCGGAAAAGCCGAAGAAGAAAGTGGCGGCGAAGAAGAAGGAGGTGGCAGCGGTGGAAGCACCTGTTGTGGAAGCGGAAAAGCCAAAGAAGAAAGTGGCGGCGAAGAAGAAGGAGGTGGCAGCGGTGGAAGCACCTGTTGTGGAAGCGGAAAAGCCAAAGAAGAAAGTGGCAGCGAAGAAAGCGAAAGCCGTGGAAGCGCCGGTGGAAGTGGTGGTCGTAGCGGAACTCGTGGAGGAAGAGCTGATGGAAGAAGAGATCGATACCGAGATCAATGTGACGCCGTTCACCTACGAGGGGGTGAAATACAACCGCGGGGAAGACGACACGGTGTATTCCGTGCCGGGGAACGAAGAGATCGGGCGGTGGACGGGGAGTGTGATTGAATTTGCGGCGGTGGAAGAGGACGAGGAATAAACAATATAAAGAAAAGAAAACAAAAAAGGGACCGATAAAAAGCGGTCAATTTTTTCATGTGGTCGTGACAAAAAATTGAAATACTTTTATAATTGTATACGATGGTAAAACCAAACGAACCAGCAAACAGAAATGGAAGCATATGTGACAGCCGTGAAGAAAGTGATAGAAATCTATGTAAAAAAAATCGAAGCACTACCGACGAAGAAGGAGAAGGTGTATGTGATGACAGGACTCTTCACCTATCTGTCAACAGCCGAAGTGAAGTGGTTATTGAATAGACCGGCTTTTGCGAAATATCGACCGGTGCTATTGCGAAAGAGCCGTGAGTTCGCGAAGGATGGCGATGTGCGAGCGAAGGTGAATCACCGGACGCAAGCGGTGTTGCGCGAGGTCTATAGCTATCTGGCCGAAGATGTGAGCATAGTGCGTAGGCAGTCGGAGCGCCAGAAGGAGCGCACGGTTCGGCGGCTGAATAGTTGTTTTGACCATTGTAGTAGTCCCGACTGTATGAATATCGCCGCGGAGTTAAAGAAATGGAGTGCCGTAAAGCCAGTCCAAGTCGTCGAGCCAGTCCAAGTCGTCGAGCCAGTCCAAGCTGTGAAGCCAGTGAGTATCACCGTAAAAGTGTTGCCCCGCCGCTCGGCGCGGTTGTTGGCACAGAGAGAATAAACGTATAAGAAAAGAACCAAGAAAAGAGAGCATTTATGCTGTATTTTTTCACGGGCCGTGGATCGGTTCCCCACTCAAATCCAGGTAAGGGGAAAAGGTAAAATTATAGGGTTTTGTGACCAAAGCTCGGGTGTGTGTCATCTCTCAAAGAAAAAGAAGAGAGAGTTGATAGAGTTGATAGACTACCGACTGGCATTGTAATCGTCGAGGTGGTTTTGTAAGGCGGCGGCGATACATTTTTTCTTGGAGATGAGTTTGCCATTTTTATTCATAATTAAATCGTGTTTATGTAAAAGACCGGAAGTTTGGTAGGCGATGCCATCCCAGACGTCTTGGCGAGTGCCCTCGTTTTTTTGATAGGTCTGCCCGTCAATGGTATAGACGCCATCTTTATTTTTCATATTTTTCTTGAAAGTGGTGAGGACTTTGCCCGGTTGGATCGGGGCGGTAGGGAGAGGCGGCTGCGGGACGGTATAATTAGCGAGCTGTTGGGGTTCCCATACATCGGTGTCGGTGGTGTGTGTTTTTAAAGTATTGTATTTGCGAATGAGTTTTTGATTTTCGACTTGTAACCGTGCGTTGTCGGCCCGACAGAGAATAAGCTCGTGTAGGTGTGAGGTGGCCTGTATTTCTTCGATTTGTTTTTTCAAGGCTTTATTTTCATCCAATATTTTGACATAATTGGTTGGACTAAATTCAATATCAGTAATGATCTCTCGTAAAAGTTTATCCAGCTCGGGAAAAGAGAGGCCATCCAAGTGTAAAAGTTCGATATATTTCTTGTTTAGTATAAGGAGCGAACGCATGCGGGCTGCTAAAAGCGGGTGTATCTTGATTGCGTTTTCAATTTGAAATTTGTTATCGACCTTAAAGGCATTGACTAAGCGGAAATTGGTATAGGTATCTTTGTGCGCGCGGACGCGTGCGCGTAGGTCATTGGAGTTACCGAACTTGATTAATTTTTCCTGCTGGGCACTAAGGTTATCAATGAGGCCATAGTAAACGCACTGGGTGTTTTTGGGGAACTGTTCGAGTAGAGTTTTTTCACGTAATCTCTCTTTTTCTTTTTCGGAGAGAAGGGCTTGCTGTGTTAACTCAGTTGTTTTTTCTTCCAATTGGAGTTTGAGTTCGTGACTTTCTTCTTGTAAAACGTCGTGTAAAGTTTGTTCGAGTTTCAGATAATAGTCATGAATTTCATCGGCCTTCTTGGTGCCGGCTTTCAGACAGAATTTTTTGAAGGTCTCTACATTCAACATAATTATTTCGCGATTGTGACCGCCTCGAGTGTCCTCTTTTTGCTTAACCGATGAGTTAAGCAATAATTTATAATGAAGATCTATTGTAAAATGTTTTTCTAATAAATCTTTAGCTTTTTGTTTTGTCGCAAATCCAACCCAGCGCCACACCTGATCCAAATCAATGACAAAATCATTACGGGTATCGTGTTTCAAATAGCAGTAAAAACTGGCGACAAACATCTGTTGTTCATTTTCCGTAAAATTGGCCTTGATCTTGGTTAAAAGCTTGTGCTGGTAGGTATTGGATAGACGGGTGATGGGATTGTTTTCAATCAGATCGACGATGTTGAGAGATGTGTTCATTTTATAATATATAGAAGTAGTTATCCTTATATTGGTTATTGTTTATATAAGCAATAACCACATCTCTCTATAGTAGGTTTTTACCCTTGTTATTTTCAGCGGCCGTGGATCAGTTCCCGGGTCAATTCCGGCTAAAAAGAAAAGGGCGCTGCCGTGCCAAATGACAGCCAAGCTCGGGTGGCAGTTTTATTCGGACTTTATTGGAGCGAACGAGTTGATAGACTACATAGCACTCGCGTGATCATCCATCGAAGCAAAGCCATAAATAAAAAATAATTTATTTCCATCTCTCTTATACGGTATCATAGCCGCTATCATCGGCCGATTCATAGGGTTGATAAAAGTTCATTTGCCAACAATTACACTGCGCGTAGCCGTCCCAGATGTTTCCGCAATTCTCGCACTGCTCCAGCCATTCACCATCGACTTCAATTTGCGGCATGCTTTCTGGTTTTTCTTTACCTATACATTTTTAAAAACTTTTCAATTTTAAGTTATACGTCAATTTTCTTACCATTTATGCTCTGTTTTTTCATGGGCCGTATCTGGTTTTGTTACCGATTTCCGGCTTAGAGGAAAACCCTTCAGGAGATAGGGTTCGCGCTCGGGGATCCGTTTGCGGGGAAAACTCGGGGGTAAGCTTGCGGCGGGGGTTCAACTCTACCTCCGGCGGGCAGTCTAGTCCAAGTGGTCCAAGTGGATATACTAAAAACATTAATCTCTCTTTTATATATACATGGGTCAATATGAAGGTTTAATCGGAGTCGCAGGTATACTCGGGTTAATCTCTTTTAGTAGTTTGATCCAAAAAATCTATGAAACACATAATACCGAAAGTTTACCTTGGACTTGGATTATTACCAATTTAGCGGCACAAGTGCTTTCTTTTATCTATGGTCTATCCAATAACGCATATGGTATTTACGTGCCAAATATTTTATTTCTGACAGGTTTAGTTTATATTTTTTATACGAAAATGACGTATAAAGCGCCTCCAAAGGAAACCAAGGAAACCAAACAAATTTAGAAAAATATATTTTAAATATATATAATGTCTCTCGTTCAAAATTTTAATAGCTTTTTCGCACCGATGGACAAAAAATACTGCGAAGTATTCTTCTTTTACTCCATGATCTCCTTTTTCATTCTAGTCATTGCGATATTTCATTTCTTCTTTTTATTTAAAGACCTTAAACGTAATAAAGGTATAATCTTTAGTTCAATGATCACAATGAGTGTTGTCGCCTTGAATTACATCTATAACAGACTACTGTATAATATGTGTAAGGGACCAACCCTCTAGAACCTCCGGAAGGCGTCCACAATACATCCATTTGACACATCCACAATACATCCACAATACATCCACAATACATCCACAATACATCCACAATACATCCATTTGACGCGTTCAAACCCGGGGGTGTGGGGGTGGAACCCCCATTTAATAT